TCTAACAGTTGTATAGCCGCCTTTATAGCCTCGTGCTTTGAGTTCTTGGAATAGGGTCGTGGCATTGTAAAAGACTTCCGGCGCACGGCCTTGTAGAAACGGGAAATATTCGTCCAGAATACCCGGTTTATTCCTGGTACGCTGGTATCCGCTCCTTTGCTGGGTACGTAGCACCTTGCGAATGGTATTTCTACTCACCCCTAGGTCGCGGCTAATTTGTTTAATTCTCTTACCTGCCTTTGCCATTGCACGAACTTCGGACCACTGGTCTTGCGAAAGCATTTGTTCTTCACTCCCATGACCTTGCTCATGGGGAAATGTTTTCTGGTTGTCCATATTTTTCCCTCCTTTTTTGGGAGGGGTCAATTTTCAATTGCCATATAGGGTCATTTTATCAGCGCCAATAACACTATGTCGTAGCCAATAGTCAATGGTCCCCATTTCTTTATCATTCTTAGTTCTCCGCTTTCTATTAAATCTTTAAATGCCTTATAAATAGAATTAGGATACTTAGGAAAAAAACTACCCGTTATGTCGCCTAAAAAGCCCCCAGTTGGATTACTGGGTAAACCTCCGGTAGGATTACTAGGAAAGCCACCAGTTGGGTCGCTTGGAGTACCACCCGTTGGATCACCAGGCAGATCCATCGCCGCAGCCAATACCATATTTTGATTACTTGCACCCTGTGCTTGAGTGCTGTTTGTTACCATCGAAGCATTATTAAGAATGCTTTGCATGGTATAGGTTGCACTAGACGCATTTGTTTCTCCTAAAGAAACTACGTATGCTGGGCTAAATGTAGAAGTGGTAGAATTAGTTTCATTTGCCAAGGATGAGTTTGTTGTTGATGTTTTTACCGTTACTGATTGACTAGATAAAGGTGTACCCAATTCCCCCATACTGGAGCTTGTTAAACTGTTAATCATGAAATAACCTCCTTGTTTTTTGCCAATAGACTCCTTTCTATTGGGCTCGCTCGAATCACATCAAAAGCAAATTCTTTTTAACTTCCAAGATATGTTTTCTCTGTTAAACATTATATATCATAAATAAAAATTAGCAATATAAAAAAACAACATTTTCAATGTATTGTTTTACATTTTTATACATACAAGCAAAAAAGCCAGTCATTTCTGACCAGCTATAAAACAATTAAGTTTTATTTCTTTTCCACAAACCAACGTCCCTCGTCGCAAAACAGGAAAAATTCCCGCCGACCTATCCGGCAAGTGTAACGCATACCACAGCCCCCGCCCTTTAAAGATGCCGCCTGCCGGGCATCCAGGACCCGGTCAATCTCGAATACCCGCCCGTCTTCCCATTTCAGGGATAATGGCCGGATTTTTCCCTCGATGTCATGGACTGCAATAACTTCTACGAATACCTTGCCCATTTTTTCACGCCCTCGCAGAACATATGTTTGTATCTCAATTATAAGAGCTGCACGGGTAGGAGATCAAGGAGTGTGTTATAGGTAAATGTTGGAAAAAAGCCTGGATAGTGAATAAACGTAATCCGGGCAAAATTATTTACTTTGTAAGTTCCATAACCTCAAAACTGATGATTTTTTCAAACATCAGATATTCTTTCCGGTTTTTAAATTCTCCGACATTGTAAGTCTTATCGAAGCTGTAGTATGCGTTACCGGTACCAACGGTACGATTGCACCACTCGATGAATTTATTAATTTCATTGTCAGACAGCTCGTACTCTCGCTCGCTTGAGTCTAACATGGTAATTCGCAAAAGACCGTGCCCACTTGGCGCTATCGGAGTTGCAGAAGCTTCATTCGAATTGGCACTTTCATTACCATTACTGTCTACTACAGTTACAACATAGTAATAGGTAGTACCATTAGTTACCGTGTTATCAACATAGCTTGTAGTGGTAACATTGCTTGCTACAGTAGTATATGGGCCACCGGAGGTTGCTGCACGTTTTACGTTATAGCTGGTTGCTCCATCAACAGCGTCCCATGAAAGCGTTACTTGGGCATCACCGGCAATAGCAGTTAAGTTGGTTGGTGCTGTAGCCGCAAAGTTTGATGTCCATCGAGCAACATTTGAAACACGGAATTCATCAATATAACCTTGAAACGTATTTTGGTTTTTATCAAAATATTTTCCAATAGCAGGATTACCATTACTGGGGGCTAATGATGCTGAAGAAGTCAAAGTACCTTTGAGGGTACCGTTTTGAAAACCATAGAAAGTACTTCCTTTTCTTACTACAGCATAATGAGTCCATGAATTTAAAATTGCAGTTCCCAAAAGAAGTGTACCCACATCCCATGATGTATTATCACCGGAAAAAACGCACGAAATTCCAGTCCCGTGAACATCAACATTACCTATCAGAAATGATGTATATGCTGTGGTATCTGCTCCATCTCTAACAAATACACTCCGATTATTTCCATCTCCAGTTTCTCTATATTCCCACCAATCTACAGTAAAATCTCCATTACCAAAATCAAAATCCGTACTATTCGATGTTGTTAAATATTGATTAGTTCCATTTAAAAATAACGATGCACCACCAAATTTTGACTGTGCAGTACTAGTAGCAGCACCATTCTGGGCTGTCCACACTTTCCCGCTCTCGTCAGTAATACCACCGTCAAAATGCAATAATGATACTGTGTATTGGTCCATTTGATACATAAAATTATACCTCCATTTTTTTATTAGCCGACAATAGCCAAGGAACTCTTTATTTAGTGTGTTTTTTCCTGTCTATCAGCTTTCACTTATATAAATTCATTCCAGCTTCTTATTTAAACGGGTAAACCTTTTTTACAAAAAATAAAAAAAGAGCCGGCCATCGCTGACCGGCTAAACCTAGGGGGAGAACTGCTATTTCATTATCGGAAACTGTATCCCGCCAACAATTGTTTTTTTGTCTCCATAGGCCCACCAGCTTATAGACCCTGTCAATGGACCATTTATCTCTAATGCCGGCCCGTTCCTTGACCATCCAACACCGGCATTCATGACCGGCTTCGGCGTTGTCACATTAATATGTATTTCGGACTGATCTGTAATAACCAGCTTCCCGTTTTCAAATTTCGTATTTTCCTGGACATTATCCGGAACTTCATAGTCCTTTCCGTTCACTTTCACATAAATTTTTCCTTGCCTATTATCGAACTGCACATCTGTCTTTTCCTGGACCTGTTTTATGGTTCCATCCGGCTGCTGAACGGTCGTGGTTTCCTTCGGTACATAAACAATTTCATGAGTAACGGTGTTTTGCCCCTGAATATACACGGTTTTCAGATCATCCGCTTTCGCCGACGCGCCGGTAGTAGTGACGTTGATCGTGGGAACCGTACTTTTTTGTGCCTGCTCTAAGATGTGCTGCTTCCACTGCTGGTATTCCCGATAGCCAAAAACAAGCAGGGCCAGCACTAATGCCAGCCCCACAAGATATTTCCAATGCTCTCTTATGAAAGCGATGAATTTTTCTTTCATTATATTACTCCAAACACTTTTAACAGAATAGCCGCTCCGGCAACATACTTCACAACCGGCAAGATATAAGTATTCACAACAGTAACCGCTTCTTTAATTTTGGCTTTTACTTTCGCCTGTGCTTCCGCTTTTTTCGCGGCAATAGCGGCCTTTACTACACTATAAAACTCGTTCCATTCTTCTTCCGAGAGTGAAATGAGTTGGTCCGCTGTAAGCTTGGACAAATCCACTCCATCAACCGTTTTGTTTCCATCAGACATTTTGCATTCCTCCAGTTTTATTTCCATATTAAAACCACCGCCAAATTCAGCGGTGGCCCTAAAACTTACCCGTAATATTCGTCTCCGTCAAAATCTTGGCCATTAATGCTAAAAGAGTCCGTGTACTGCCACATCCTGGCCTGCGAGAAATCGTTACTGCTTCCCCACTGAGCATTCCAATACGGTACATAATTGGCCAATTGGGAAGTGTCAATTACACCCGTCAGCCATGAGTAGGAAGCGTAAATCCCAACATGCTGATATCCGGCTTCATTCAGCGCACAGATAAAGGCAGAACACATATCCGTGATAGTTTGATTGTCTGGCATCCCATTCCGTTCCTTATAGCCGTCCGCATCCTCCATGTCATACCAAATACCTAATTCCGGATTGACCCCATAATCCTGCATAATCCCCTGAACATACTGTGCTTCGTCCTTGGCTTCATCGACAGTCAGAGCGTAACTGTAAAAATACACGCCAATTTTCAGGCCGGCCTCCAAGGCCCCATTCACGTTGTTGGCAAAGTTTCCGTCAAGATGACGAAGACCATAACCCAGCCGGATTATAGCAAATTCGCAGCCAGCATCCACTACAGATTGCCAATCAACAGTACCATTATTTTCGCTTATATCAATACCCTTCATATTTTAACCCCCTTCTCTTCTCTAAGTTGAATTAACTTATCCCTGATAAACTGCGGGATATACTCGCCATACCCCGCCCTATCAATGTTTTCGCAAATGCTCATGCCTTCCATGCCGGCATATCCGAAAATGGCCATACTCCGAAATATATGCTGCAGTCCCATGGAAACGTCCAGCATATTAGCAAACGCCACCACTGCCAAAATCGTTATCTTTCGGCCAAGACCATTAAAACCGCGCTGACTACTTAGCGTTCCCGTCTTCCAGGCAGCTACCATCCCCGTTCCGTAATCAACGCAGATGAGCACCAACAGTGCTTTAATTGGCGCATCCATTCCTCCGACAAGAAAAGAAAAAACTGCGCCTATGGCTGAAAATATACCCATAATACGGAGCTCCGTTTGTGTATATTCAATCACGTCCACCCCTCCTCTCAATAAGATACATTCAAAAAATACTAAAATTTAAACTATCTAAGACCTAAAAATAACCGCCATACCGCGGCAAGGTTCTCTTGGCACGTACCACCTCAATAATTTACCTTAACCCGATATCCACCCGTCAACCACTTAATTTTTAACGCGGTATTGCTAAACCGTGCCTCATAGTCAGCCCCATTAACTGCTACCTTCCATTCCCCTTGCCCATCATACTGATATTTCAAATTATCGCAGAAAGCAGTATCTGTACTTGATGCCAGGCTTAGGACATACCCAAACCGGACCTTGGTATAACCCATATCGATCAGCCAGGACTGCCACGGCGCCGAATCAAATTGCTCCTGGGTCATTCCTTGCGTGACTAGCCGAGTCACCCCTTCAGCGGAAGGGATAAACCGGCCATCGGCAATCATACCATCTGCGGAATTCACAGTATCAACGACTTGAACCCACTCTGAACCATTAAATGCCCACCAGGTTTTCCCTTGAATCCGGCTGGCTACATACCGGATCTTTCCTTCGCCGGCTTCCATGGTTACGCCGTCATTAACGTGAATCCAATCTATGACGCTGCAATTGGCTAGATCCAGATCTTCCGCCGCATAAATCAATTGGTCCGGCGGCACACAAGTCAACTGCAGCGTACCGGGCGCCGCTGCAGCATCCTCCTTGTAACAAAGAATCTTGTACTTGCCCAGTTGACCGAAAGCCGACTGCAGCGGCAGCGTATCCATTCCGTCACTAAGAAAAAAGGACTTTTTTTGCGCCTCTGAAAGAGCGAACCAACCTGACGAAACGGACTCCCAAGCAGTTATATATTTTTTGGCGCTATCATCCGTTGTCAGGAACAGAAACTTCGTTGAAGCCGCGACAACTACTAAGATTCCCGGAATTGCCGCAACTTCAGTCAAGCCAGAAATTAGCACTGAAGTAGAACGATTCGTTGTAGTTCCGTCCCCCATCTGGCCTTTAGCGTTATACCCACAAGCTTTTACTGTTCCATCCTCCATAAGAAAGATAGTATGATAACCGCCGGCAGCAACCTGTTTTACTTGACTTACGCCCGAAACTACTATCGGAGTGGAACGATTTGTTGTAGTTCCATCCCCTAGTTGGCCATAGTAATTATATCCACAAGCTTTTACCTTTCCTTCCTCCATTAAAAAGACCGTATGAATGACTCCGGCCGCAATCTGCTTTACTCCAGTCAGTCCCAGAATCGTCACGGGAGTAGACTGATTCGTCGTGGTTCCATCTCCAAACTGGCCAAAACCGTTGTTTCCGCAGGCTTTTACTGTTCCGTCTTTCATAAGAAAAACAGAATAATTAGCGCCGATAGCAATTTGCTTTACCCCTGTTACTCCGGAAACAATCACTGGGATATACCGATCTGATATGCTCCCATCGCCAAGTTGTCCATTACTATTCAAACCACAAGCTTTTACTGTTCCGTCTTCCATTAAAAACATAGTATGCGTTTCTCCCGCAACAATCTGCTTTACGCCAACTAATCCGGAAATTATCACCCGAGTAGAACGGTTCGTTGTGGTTCCGTCCCCCAGTTGCCCATTACTGTTATACCCGCAGCTTTGTACGGTTCCATCCTCCATTAGAAACACGGTGTGATAGGTTCCAGCCGCGATCTGCTTTACGCCAGTCAAACCCGGAATAATTGCCGGAGTAATATGACTTGTCGTGGTTCCATCTCCAAGCTGGCCAAAACCATTGTTTCCGCAGGCTTTTACTGTTCCGTCTTTCATTAAAAAGACCGTATGAATAACTCCGGCCGCAATCTGTTTTACTCCGGTTACCTCTAAAATAGCAACTGGTCTAGAACGGTCTGTTGTTGTTCCATCTCCTAACTGCCCCCCATTATTCAAACCACAAGCTTTTGCCGTTCCGTCGTTTAAAATAAAAAAAGAGGAATTAACATTTGCCCCCACTAAATCACCTCCGTTTTCTCAACCGTTTTCCACTTCGTCGGGTCAACCCAATCGGATTCGCTATACTGCCCGGTTCCGTCCAAGGTACCTTTTATACTCAATGCTTCTTGATAGATTGTTTTCAGCCGCATCTGACTGCTGACACCCGTCCCGCTGCCGACAAACTCAACATACCGCGAATCATAAACAAAGGAAGCAGCTGCCTCACTATCAAACTCGCAAACCGTCTGAACCTGGTCTACTATCCCTGCCTCTAATTTCAAAACGGTGGGCGCCAACCGGTTAAACTGGGGGTTGGGTGGAATAGATAAACTTTTTTCCGTATTCGCAACAACGTCCGCAGCACTATTCCACTGATAGCTGTAGACGTTGCTATTGGAACCGGTTGCCATCCCGTCGGCAAAAGACCCCATGTACTGCCAAACCTTCCCCGGCTGATAGCTATAGTAACTCCTGCGCCCGCCCTGGCTTTCGTCCGCAGTAACAATATAGTTGTAGCCAATTTGAAGATCCGTAGCGGCCAATAAATCCGCCTTTGTGGCAAACTCTCCCCCAAACGTCCCCTGGACGCCGGCGGAGTCCTGCCATTGCACATCTCCGTCAGCAGTGGACTTTTTCACCAGGACCTGTCCGGTTGTACCGCCGGCCGGCACAGGAATTCGCTGGTTCAATTCCCCGATTCCAGACTGCAGTTCCTGAATCTTCTGGTTTGCCGCAGATAACCCGGCCTCCATATCCGTTAGATCCACGGCCGATCCGAGCCGGCGCAAGATCCAGGTGACGGACCCGTCGTTGACGGAAGTTCCTTCGGCGACAGGCGCCACCAAGGCTACGGTATCCGATGTGCCAGCAGTGGTGCATTCCAAAAAACCCCAAGACGGCAGCTGATCCGTACGAACCAGGTCTCCTTTGCTGTAAGCGGCGCCAGGCTGCCAAAGCGCCCAATGGGCCTTGCTCTCGGTATGATTCGGCCCCAATGCCTTTTGATCGACAGCTTCAAAGGCTTCATTAATTTTGGTGCGGGAAACTAAATCCGTTCCTGCCAATAAAGGAATGGCCAAATTTTGTGTTTGCATATCTACTCTCCAATCTCGGTTTCTTCCATCGCTGTCCCGTTCCAGCGGTAATAGGCCTTACCGCCGGATGCGGTCGCCACAAACCAGGAGACGATGGTGTACCCTTCTTCCATGGTAATGACCTGGCAGGCCTTTTCACCGGTTACGACCAGCAGCCGGCCGTCCGGAATTAGCCAATTGCCGTCCTGGCAGGCCACGGTGCCTTGCTCTTGGTTTGTTGTCTTTGTCCCCAGAAGCAACACGGGCATTTCCGTATACAAGATTTGCTTTTCCTCCGTCAGCGGCCCAGCCGGAATCAAGATTCGGTCGGCTGTTCCCCATTCGGCCAACCGCTCCAACGCTTCCGCTTCGCTTTCGCAGCCATCGGCCAGCGTCGGAATGTTCCAGGTAAAGGTGCGTTGTTGGGGCTGGTAGGACTCCAACCCGTTCACCCGGGTATAAAGCTCCAGCCGCGTTGTATCCAGTAAATTGCGGCTGTCCCGGCAGCGCTGCGCCCAGGAATATACCCAGCCGGCGTCGAGGATGCTGTGTTCCGCCGCCAGCGTACCGCCCACATAAACCCGGATGAGATAGTCCGCTTTATCCGGTGTCGTAAATGCCGCCCCGGTCCAGTATTCCTGGGCGTCGTTTTGGGACACGCAGCCAAAAGAAAAGAGCTTGTTCCTGGGTGCCCAGGCCAGCTCTACATCACCGATTAATGTGTCGGTATGAATTACATTTTCCACTAGATGAGCACTCAGCCGGAGGCGTCCCGGTGGATTGGGCCGTTCCGGCCGGCGCCGGGTACTGAGTGACTTTACCTTGGTATAGTCGAAGGTCTCTTCTGCGTCTACCGTGGACGTCGTAATATTGTACGCTTCTTGCGTGGTCTCACCGGCGGCGATGACCGGCCCGCCGGTGGTTACGTTGGCGTAGCTGCCGGAGTCCAGGAAAAAGACGTTGTCGCCGGCCCCATGCGCCGCCGGTACCGTGTCATGGACGCCGCGCAAGATGCCCTGCACCCGCCAATTCCCGTTGGGCAGTTGCACCAAGCTGCTCCAGGCCATTATTTCTTCGCCAATAACCAACACCTTGCCACCCCGCCGGGCCGACACTAGATCCGGCGCCCCGCCGGCGAGCACACCTGATTTCAACTGGTCAAGTCCACCCAAATCGGCAATCTCAAATCCGGCCATGTCCTCGGCGTCAGTGAATTCTTCATAGTCATAAACCAAACGGCCAGCCGCCGTCCAGCGGGTCATGCTGCTGGTGCTTTCCCAGCTGGCGCCGCTCCGCTGCCGCCATACCGTCCAGCGCTGCGTCTTGGGGTCGGGCCGGGCCGCCATGGCGAACACATAGCTATCAGGAGATGGCATCAGTTCCCAGGGCAGCTCTAAATACCGGAAGTCCTGTACCCTCGTGGGATAGACCGGTTCTTTCGTCCAGCCCGGAGAGCCGGGAAATCCGAATTCCGTCTTTTCCAGGCCAAACACATCTTCCAGCGCCTCCAGCTTGACCGTTCCCCCAGTGAAATCACCAATGTCCACGTCCGTGATTCGAAGCAGCATATTCTTGATGCCGTAAGGCGCCCAGTTCAAACAGACTACCTCTCCCGTCCGGAGGCTGGATAGCTGCCGGTTGCCCTCGATACTGACCGACGCCAGCGGATAACCCTGCTGCTTGCTCTCCCGCTTGGCCGCCCACAGCGCATTTTCCGCCGTTGTAAAATAGGGATAGTCGTAGGTCTTGGTCGTCTTAGCGCCAGCGTTGATTTCCACGTTGGCTGGATCGTTCTCGGTGATATTACTCTGCTCATACTGGGCCGACCGGTCCGTATAGGTCACGCAAATTTCCCCCACCGTTTCCCGCCAATCCAGGCGGGTCAAGGTGATGGAGGAACAATTTTTCTCGTTCAAGACGGGCACCGTGGCCGCATCATAGTCGTCCCGGATTAATTTAAAGGTTAACTTACCTGTTCGCGGATCCACGTACCGCACCATATTCACATGGTCGCAAAGGGAATCCACGACCGAACGGGCTTCGCTCTTGTCACTGAGCGTTACGGTTACACCCAGCTTTTCGTCCTGCAATTTTTGCCCGATCGCCAGCAGGGAATCCAAATCCAATAAATCCGGGCTTTCGCATAAGCCCCACTCCCTGTTGACGTGCAATTCGTAAAGGATTTCGGCCGGGTTGGCGTCGTCGCCGATGGGCCCCAGGCCCAGCCGGTCCGGACAAAACTGAATATCCAGCCATGTCTCCGGTATGGTGGCCTGCTTGCCCACATAAGCCGTCGGCACGACCAATGACACAAAGGGCCGGTACGCCGGCGTCAGTCCTCGCAGTTCCTCGTCAATGTTGTCAGCCTGCATTTGCTGCTGCATCCATGAATCGGCAGGCTGGTTGTCGCCGCCTAAGTAAACCCGGATATCGCCGATAAAGCCGCCGTTTTCATCCGGACCGCCAAACAATTCATCATTATTCACAGTAAAGACAAAGGGTGCATCATGATGAACCTCCCGCGCTTCGTTCCCTTCCCATACTTTGGTCTGTCCCAGATAAATGCCCCGCAGCCGTAAGTTCGGACCCGACCAGCAGGCCAGCATCTGGTACCCCAAATAATACTTGAACCCCTTTTGCATAGTTGTTTTCAAGTTTCGGCCATTGATGAGCCACATCAAAAGCCACTGGGCCAACAGCATAAGATATTTCGGTCCTTCTTTTTCCTTCGTCGGAATCGGGTCAGGTCTGTTCTCCGTTGTGGTTCCCTTTACAGGACCGCCGCTATTGCCGCCTGACCAATCATGAGTATGTTTCGTCGCAGTATCCCCCGTTTTCGGTTTGGTCATCCATTCCAACAGAGTGGTTAAAATGACCGGCCAGGCCGAAAAATTGGCGTGCGCCGCATAGGTCTCCGTGTAGATGTCGGCCCGGAAGTCTCCATAGTAAATTACTAGTGGAGATTTTATTAAGGCCCGCCCCATAACCACCGGTACCGGCGTGCCGGTCTTCGTTTCGGCAATGCTCAGTTCTTCCGGTTCGCTATCCGATTCGGAACTGCTGTTGCTCCCTTTATTTAAAAACCAGGACAACAGGGTCGTGACGCTCCAGCCCACATACGGATTCATTGCCATAGCTTCACCTTCTTACATTTCAATGTTACCAACAAATCCGTTGGTATCGCGCTGCACCACCTGCGAATCCACCCAGTAAGCACCCTTGCCGACATTGGTCTTTTCCGGATTGGCCGGCGGCACATAGAGACAGCCCGTAAAATTAAGCGTGTTCCGGAATCGCGTCGCGCAGGTCTTGAACAAATGGTCGCAGCCCGGCGCAACCACAATCTCGTTGCGGGGCGTGCTAAGAAACGGATACTTGACTTTAACTCGGTCATCAACATGCTCGGCAATTTGCCGGATGCCGCCGTCAAAACGGAGAAAGCCGCCGGTAAAATAGCCGTCTGGATACTGGGCGAAGGTCGTGGAATAGACATCCAACCCCACTACCCGGTCCACAAACGCGGCTACCACCCAATCCTCTTCTTTGAGCCGGCACTTGGAATCGAAGATCATGCTATTACAGGTAAACTGCCGCGCCCCGTTGGGAATTTCTTTGGACAGCCAATCTTCCAGCTTTACCGTCAGACTGCACTCGGAAGCCTCAAAGGACGCCTGGCTGACACGACCGTAAAAAGCAACGTCGAAGTTACTTAGATCCTGCGCATGAAGCCGGTAGATCTTGCAATAGACCGGCTTTTCCGGCGGTGGTCCCTGATAAAGCTTGGCGACGGCGTTATCCTTGGAAACCTTTATCGTCACGCTCACGGAATCGCTGCTGCTAGCCGGTTTGATGGTTTCCCGTTCAATGTAATCGGCGAAGTATTTTTCCGTTCGCTGCAGCCCATTCTCGGTAAAAATGATGGAAACATCCTGATTGGCTGACGTATATTGATAGTTCATACCGGCATGGGTAAATTGATAACACTCCACAGGCCGGCCGTTCTGCACCGAGTTTTCATAAAGAGTAATGTTGCTGTCCGCCATTACTCGGTCACCTCCGCTAGATTGAATGTCATCGTTGCTACATCTACCGTGTCGTAGTCGGTTGTTAGGGTATCGTTATCCAAACGGTACCGGCAAAGATAGGAAAGCATTAACACCTCCTCCGACTCGAGCGGCGAAGACAAGGGGGAATCCAAATAGAGTTTGCCCCGCTCCCCTGTAGAGTCGATACCATACCCCGCAATACTAAGCAGTTGGCCGCTCCCGTCTTTTTTAAAGACCACCAGGTTCTTCCGGCGCTGACCGGCTGAATAATACTTCCAATATAAAGGCCATTTGGCCAGAAGAAAGTTTTGACCCGCCGGCGCGGCCGCTGCCAATTCGACGTCGCTCAGCCAGGTTGGCGCCCAGAAGGATTTAAGCCGGCCCTGACAGCGACAAAAAAACCGCTGCAGATTGTTGATCTCCACGCGGCTGGTGAGTACATATTCAATTTCCTTCGTTTCTGTCGGGTCCGTGCTTTTCAGGTCGTAAAGAAACACGCCGCTGTTATTATCCAGTCGGTTGGCGTTACGCTGAAAATTCGCCGTGATTTCTTTGGTCCACGGCGGCGGTGTCAGGAAGAGTTCGCTTCCTTGATACTGCGTCGGTAAATCCTTGCCCCAAATTTGCGATACCGGTTCATCATGAAATTCGTCGAGAGCCTGGGGAAAGTCCGGCGCCAACTGGCCGGGAAGCAGTTCCACGTTAATCTGCATGGTTGTAAGCAGCGAATGCTCATTAGTATATTTGTCTTCCTGCTGCAGTACGCCCCAAGCCAAGGGACAGACGACAGTCTTCCCCGCAGCCCAAGCATCCGCCATCTCCTCCTTTAGTCCCAGTACCCCATCGCTGGCTATGGTTTGTAACGCATATGGCATGCCGCCTACCGTATCATTCGTCCATAGCATGACACCGCTGCAGCCACGGTAAGCCCAAAGTTGATCAGTATCCAGATGGACTGTCTGCCCGCCCGGCTCCGCCTTCCTTTTCAATCGGGCTGCTCCATGCCAAAGAGGAAACTGCAGTTTTTGCGTCTGTTGCGTATATGTCAGGGCACGTAAATATTGGCTCTGCCAGTTTTTCACGCCGATATATTCGTAAGATACATACCGCCGGGGTTGGAGCCGCAACGCCGCCCGCTGCTCCGTTCCGTCCCAGGCGGTATGGATTTGCGTCAAAAATTCAATACGTTCCGATAAATTCATAGTTACCCCCACCACGGCGAAAGATCAAAAATTTTATCAGCCGACTCGCTGGGTTGAGCCTGCCCCAGCCACTGAAAGAGTTTATAGAGCAGCCACGGTTCGAACACTGCATCCGATCCGTTCAATAACTTGGCGGCAAACAGCCGGATCATCAGCGTTGATTCTATCATTGCTAAGAGGCTCTGCCGCTTAACGGCCGCTTTGGAACCGCAAATCCCGCGATTCCCGGATTGCAGGTTGTTTGGATAGCCGCCCGCGGTCACCAACTCTTTGGCCTTGGCCAGCAGGCAATCAGAAAGAACCGCGATTCCGCTATAGTCATCCTGGGTTAAGCCGGCATCGCCGCCGACTCCGGTTGGCCAACCAACGAGGAAGGAATAAACCGCATGAAAAAGAGTGACCAGATAATGATCCGCCTCACCCCACGCATACGAAACCAGCTTGCAATTCTGCTTTTTATCTTGCTTAGCAGCAATAAGAAAGACAGACCATTGCAGGTACGCCGGCGTCTTAATCAAGAATTGAGCGCTGGTCAATACATCCCAGGATACGCCAAGGGCGCTAATACTCCCGATATCACGGTACAGCGTAATCGCGTTATTCGCATCCGTCACGGCAAATGTTTTTTGATCTACATCCCAAGTATAGGTCCAGCCCTCTTGCAATGCCGAATAGTTCAGAGTCGTCTCCTCTCCCCATGGAATCCGCAAATACCCTAACAGCGTATTCGTTAGTTCATTCCCCCGGATCGTAGCGGGAATCGTCATTCCCATAACCGTCGCTAAGTCCTGGGCATATACCGAATAAAAAGGATGGGGCGGCGTCGTAAACATTGGATTTTTAACAGACATTCCCTCAATTGCAAGAAACATCGCTGCATTTCTCACCGGTTCACCCCACCTTATTGCTGCACTGAAAATCCGTCATAACCATAGAGTCCGCCCCGGCGCGTAAAAGGAAAGACTTGATGCAGTTTGCCGGACTGGGGATAATCGATTTCATAGGTTTGCCCCGGCGCCATATTGCGAGTGGAAACAAAATAGATACCCGGCACATAGCCGCATTGGCTAAAATTGCGCAGGCCGTCCGGGTCCCGCTGCACATAGAGCGCCATGGGCAAGTTGACCGAAATACAGTTTAGGGTATTCACGTTGCGCCCGGGATCGGTCGTCGCCTGGGACTGCAGATAGGCATAATGCGGAATCTTGGGGTCCCAGGTTTCAGTTAGGGTATCCTGCTTTTTAACCGGCAGCCCCAGGATTTTGCCGGTATAGCCATACTTCAGATCCGCCAAATCGGCGCCGGCGCTCGCCCACAATATGGCCGGCAAACGCTGCGGCGCGGCATCAATATCCGCCCGGAGAAACGTACTGGCGTATTTGCTCATGCCGAATAGCGGATTGCTTTCTGCTTCGATGGTGGTAGCGTCAAATGTTTTTGATGCGGTGAACATATAGTAGCTGTTGCGGCTGCCGCTATAAATTGTGCCGCCCGTCCAAGAACCAATTTTTTGTACATTGGCCACGGCCAAATGCTGAAATACGCCGGCCGCTACCTCCAGGGAAACAAGCAAGAGAATATTGGGGTCCGAAATGGCATTCAGGTACAGATTCCAGCCACTGTCAGGCTTGACGGGAATTCCCGCGCCCATTATCTGTCCGGACGTATGCACTGTAGCACCCGTCTGATCAAACCATTTGCCGCTGACCGGAATGGCCGTGTATGCGGTGGAACAAACTAAGCCAATACCATAAGCGTTATCCGTATTGACTTGGGTGGGAAAAATTGCTTTCCCATTGGCGGACCGGAAATGAGCAATCACATCTCCATGCTGAATCACCAGGCGCAAACCGTCACTGGTCGCCATCCCATCCAGAGGTAAGTCCTCTGTCAAATTTTCCAGCACCGTCCATCCCTGCGCTACGGCAAAATCCCGAATCTTCGTTAATACATCATTCGGCCCGCCGACGTTTTTAAATAATTGATAGGCCATACTAATCCTCCAATCTGACCAGGCAGTTCATCTGCCGGGAAAGTCGTTCAATTTCGTTTTCCTGCGCTAATAGACTATCCGGATCGATAAGATTGGTCCTTCCGTTCGCGATATACCAACGGCGGTCTTCCCAAGCGTTGGGCAACATGAGATGAAGTTTGCCGTCAATCCTTATTTCCCCGTATTGTGTTACCCGGAAACTGGGCCAGTATACGCGCCAGGCCCGGCCAAAGAGGTTATGGACCGAGCCGGCGTCTTCCACAAACTCCAATGGTTCCATTTGATAGGTTAGCTTATTCTTATTAGTCCGGTAGACATGCCCCGTTCCCCCGAGGTCGCTGCAAGCCGGCCGTAAAAAATGGCCAATTTTGGCAGCCCGCGTAGGCTCACTGCGGGTAAAGGAATGACCCGTGACCGTCCCGCTGGAATTGGTATTATTGACAACCGTCGCTCCCTGAACCCAATTCGCAAAGGACTGCCACTCTCCATCCGGCAGCATCAGGCGAACCTGGGATAAGGCCGCTCTTTCATCGGCCGGTGCGCCGGCAAACATAGGCACCCCATGTGTAAGCGCCCAATTCGACGGCCGGTAATCAAAGCGGACACCGGAAACCGCGGTGGAATACGTGATACTGCTGCCGGTATTGAGCACGACGTCTTCGCCGCCCATGACCGCACCGGAAGTCCCGCCGATGACTACGGCTGGAAACGCATATTGGGTCTTAGCCTGATACGGTTCCAAAAAGCCAAGATACGCCATATCCCAGTACTCCCGGTTCTTAACCACTACAATTAGGCGGTGGGCGTCCTTTGTGAGCCAGTATTCAATGTACCCCTCAATTGGGCCGGAATAATCCATGCTAATGGCCGGATACCCAGTTCCAGGAAACAAGGGCGGCGAAAATTTCATTTTCGTGTGCGTATTTCTACTGCTCACATAATAGATCGGCTGCAGCTCAATCTCGTTGAAGTCCATACCTCCTGGCTGTTCGTGCCAGTCTAATCCCTCAGCATATTGCTTGAATACGCCGAAAAACAAGGCTTGCGCGGAGGCAGTAAAGATATCCGGCGGAGAGGAAAAGGAATAGGTCACATTGCTGCTGGCTGAGCTGTATGTCTTAATTGTTATGACTTGTCCGGCGGCGTCAAAAGCTTGCCCCGGTAGATTCAGTCCATCGGCCGCCCACACAAACCGGGAGGCGAGAACTTGCTTTTGCAAGAACCAGTCACTGTAGGTTTTTCCTTTTTGAATAGCCTGGGGCATGAGGCCGATATAGAAATGTTCTCCCTCTTCCCAACCGTGGGTCTTTAAAATGGTACCACGGGGCCAGGGTTCGCTGCGCATAAGTTCCCAGGCATCGACGCCGTGAACTGTTGTATCCGTTGCCCATTCTATGATTTGGGCGATAAGCTCGTCAAATCCGGCCGCATAGCCGTGTGTATATGGCATAGTCCGCTCCCCCTACGCCCATTCGATGGCAAAATATTGGTCATTGTCGCGTCGGAAGACATTACTGAAGACCTTATACACTTTATCGTTGTAGACAATGCTGTCCTTAGCCGACAAATCTTCCCGGTTGCCCACCCAATATACCCCGTCAAACTGCCCTAGGATTCCTACGGGATAGCTCTCGTATAACAAAAACGGGTACATGATGACATTCTCAATAGTCAGCGTCTTGTCATACACCGTGAGGGTACGGACCGGTTCGGTATTGGTCGGCCACACGCACAGTTTTTCAAAGTGCAGCGCCTTGTCCACATTGCTGCGGTTCAGTCCGGAGCGCCAAGAGCCGTCGGGCCGGCGCACCCGCAGTGACGTGGTATCCTCCTGAGAGTTGTCTGCAGCGTGTGTTCCGTAGGCGCCCAATCCGGCGTATACATCGCTGCCCGGGTTGGTAAAGGCACTGTGTCCCGGCGTGTTGTTGGTCCAGGCACTACCTTCAATATAGCTGCCGCCGACTACCAAAGGATACGGATACTGCCGCTCTACGGCCACCGGTTTCATGAGGCCAAGATAAGCGCTCTCATATTGGCTCGACAGTTCAACAACCAGAATGACCCGGCTGGTGTTGGCGCTGACCCAGTAGGTAAGAAAAGTATTGGATACGAGCGCCAGGGTTGGCAGTTTGGCATGATAAATGGATCCCGGCTGCTCCTCCCAGGTAAGGCCGGAATCGTACCCGGCAAAGCCATTTAAGACAAGGTCTTGCTGTCCGCTCACGGCCCCGGGTTTAATTTTGAAGCCAATATATATGGCGTCCTGCCCATCGCCGACGCCTTTCAAGATTACTTCGTCTACTATGTCGCTGGTACTTGCCGGCCGCATGCGCTGCCAGGCGTTGCCGGCACCGAACGCGGCCGGATCCGTAAGAAAAACGGTCAAGCCTTGCAGGAGCTCCTGCAGGTTATTGGCCGTTCCGTTGTAAGTTGCCATGGTACCACCCTTTCTTGGCAAATACTGAATTTAGGCATAAAAAAACGTCCTGTATCAGGACGTTTTTTCCAATTCCCGTGCTATAATGTTAAAGGGACGAGCGGCTACTCGTCCCAAAACCGAATACAGGAGGTGATTTCCATGCGCTTTAAGACGAAATGGTTTAAGATCAGCGTCTCAAGCGGTTTTCTCTGGATGATTTATTTGATCATCCAAGAACTACGGAGGTAACTCCCGTATTCCTAAGTCAAACGCTCCTGCCCCCGCAGGGGCGTTTGATGTTTTATCCTATGTTCATTATACCCTGTTTATACAATTTGTAAAAGTATTTTTTTACCATACAACCTTACCCCCGAATCTTCAATATCTGCCGTACCGTACCAACATTGTTTTTCATCCAATTAACCATGACTTTTTCCCCGGCCTGGCTGTTCAGGTAGCGCCCTACTTCATTGGGATCATTCACGTTAATGATCTTCAAGGGAATACTGGTGCTGTTATTATTGACTAAAGATGCCGCTAATTCTTGAGGACTTTGTACTGTCTTAGTACTCCCGGTCAAAGAACCGCCGGCAGCAAATGCAGGCAGCATCCTCTTGGGCACAAGCCCCCGATTTAAACGATCAAGATATGCTACACCATATTTTCGAACGGCCGCCCCGCGCATTACGAATTCGCCATTCGCAATCCGAATGAACTTGCGTGCATTGCCAACCCACGCGAGAATGCTATCGCTAGTACTGGTACCGGGCCCGGAGATTTTGCCACTATTAATCCGACCGCCATCGGCATAATGATCTTTGGAATTTACGGTTGTCTTAGTGCCGGACCCTAACCCAGACGCAAGTCCTCCAAATAAATTGGCAAAGCCATTGTAAAGGCGGCTCGCCAACTCTTTCGCATAGAGCCGTTGCAGTTCGCTCAACATGGATGAAATGAGATTCCGGAACGCATCGCCCAGATTTTTGCACTCATTAATCCCAGTTGTAAAAAACTCCTCTAAACTGTTTCGCGCCATATCATTTAGTTTTTCTTTGAGCGGATCCAGCTGATTCGTAACTCCCTCGATGTCCTGTTTTAGCTTTACAAACCCATTATATTGATCTGGCGATAAATAGGGCTTCAATTTATCCATAGCAGGGATCAGTTCATTTAATATAGTCTGGGCAGTTTGTTTCTGAATCTCTAACTTTTTCTGATCATACGAAAGGTCTGTCATACCGGTTTGTGCTTTTTCTAAATCCAGGGCAGCTAACCGGGTTTGTTCTTCATTTTGGATACGCGTAACCAGGTCATTTAATTTCGTAAAATGGTCTTGCATCTCTTCCGGAATCATATTGTGGATCTGCTCCGTAAATTTGGGATCATTCAGTACTTTTACTAGTGCGTCAAATTTGTCCTTGATGCCTTTTGTATAACCATCAAACTCCACAAGTAAATTCTGTAGTTTAGTTCTATATACGCCGGGAGCAATATTGCCGCCGGAAAGTTGCATCCCTAGTTCAGCGATATCATCTTCCAGTTTTGTTTTATAGTTTTCGTATTCCATCGACAGTTGCTCAAAATCGGCCTGTGCCTGTTTTATGTCGTAAAGCTTCGTAACCGTTTCTACCGCATCAGTTTGATCATTCGCCTTTAGCTGAGTAATCAGCTGCTGTTTGTCCTTTTCATTTCGTATTCTGGCAGCTTCAGCCGTTTTTCCTTGCGCTTCCAGAAGTTGGGCTTGCATATCAGTGATTTTCTCCAAAAGATCTTTTTGGGCCTGCGCTTCTTCAAACCCAAGCTGCTGTAGAGTTTGCGCCAGTTCATTTCGCTTTTGGGCAATTTCCGTTTCCTTTTCTACTATTTGAGCTTTTAAATTAACCGAAGCTTCCGCACCATCCAGGTTATTATTGGTTGCCAGCTTCTGCAGATTATCTCGTTGGGTTTCCAGTAGCTTAATTTCCACTTCCACCTGGGCCACTTTATTCAAATCGGTTTGTTTGTAATAGTCGGCTTCGCTGATGGCGGGTAATTCATCACTGACAAGATTATCCTTCGTCGCTTGCCTGCGTTGATCCAGCTTTAATTGGTCGCTTTTCACCCCATCAAGATAGGCTTGCAGTTCCTGCTTTTCCGTCGCTTCCGCCAAAGCAATTTTTGCTTTCGCGATGGACTCCGCCTCATCTTTCGGATTCTTGAGAGACAGATCACCCTGCCCCCCTGTTTGCAATCCGGCACCGTTCATATCCAAATCAAGATGGGGACCCCAATTCTCACGAGCTTCCGGCGTGTCCGAAGCCGGTCCATCCACTTCATCCAGGATGGCAATCCCAAACTCCTTACCAAGACTAATTAATTGCTGTCTAAATAAGGGATCTTTCATTCCTTGAACATCGATGTCCGCCTTTTGTCCATTTATATGTCCTCCCCAATCTCGGTAACCGCTGGTTACCGTCACCTCTCGGTCAGGAAACATATAGTTAATCGCGGCAATGAACTTCTCTAACTTAAGAATGACTTCTTGGCTCATGCCTCCCATATTTACATCGGAATTGACATTATAGATAGGCTGACTAAGCTTTCCTTCCAATTGTTCAGGAATAGGACGCATACTATCTTCTTTTTCCTTGAAATAGTTGTGCTTGGCCTTACCCGCTTTCGTTAGATTTTCATACAACTTAAAAGCTTGATCAGCAGCATACCCAATTGCTGCCGCTAATATACCCCACCCGGTCGTAACCAATAGCGATTTAATCACCGTGCCCGTAGTGATTAGAGTCGCCTTGAACGCTCCGCTCGTTGCCACCAACATCCGGAAAATAGAAAGTTCATATTGTATTTGTTGAATAATATCTACTAAAATTGGCCGTAATTTACTAATAGCCATCCACGCCAAAAGAGTGAAAGTAACTTGCGCCGCATTATCAAGAATGAGTTTAATTACGGCTAATACCGCCGACGCAGGCCCGGAAGCTAGACTTCCTAATGTAACGGCGAAATTCGCCCCATCGTGTAAAAGCCCCACGATGTAGGTGCTAACTTGCTTAAAATCGCTAATCAGTTCCGGATTCAGTTTCACCGTTTTTAGCGTTTCTCCCGTTTCCGTCACATGCGTCTCTGTGACCAGCAACTGAGCCGTAATCGCATCCAAGCCTTCCTTTAGCAGTTCCGTAAAGGGTTCTGAGCCTTGGCTGCTGACCTGCTGAAACACGGTCTTCAGTCGATCCATCTTGCCTTTCAGAGTGTCCGGATATACTTTCACGATTTCAGCAAAACCACTTAACTTGTCCTGTAAATACTTGAATAGTCCGCCGGCACTTTGTTTCGCCTTCTCAATATCGGCATTAGTGATCCCCAGGGACCGCGCCACCTGGGAATTCTGGTCAATGTTTCCGCTAACCATGCTACGCAGTTCCTGGACAATCTGCATGCCTTCATTGCCAACGCCGGCCATCATTGTTTTTACTGCTTTGGTCCCTGTAATCGTAAAATCCACGATTTCTTGCATGGTCATCTTTTGCGTTAATCCGGCGCCAACAATTGCCTGGAATGTTTCACTCAATTCACTTAAGGGCAAACCAATTCGACCGCTTGCCTCCGCTAATTCATCCAGTGACTTCCCGCTAATAGCTAATGCCTGAGGAAGCTGTAATGCCTGTCCATTCAACAGGGTCATGCTCATGAGTACGCCGGCAACACCGAGTTTACTGATTTCCATTTGCTTAGAAAAGTCAATGCCCGGTGCAATCAAAGCCTTGGCTGCCTCTTTTATCTTATTCAGTACCATTGTAATGCCGCCAGCAACAATGGTAATATTGGCTAATTTCTGTCCTAATGACACTGCACTGCCAGCTGCTTGACTTAGAGCACTGCTACCGCCCGTTCCGGCCTTTTCAATGCTGCTTCCCGTCTGCACTGCGGTCCCGGCGATTTGTTTCAGGGCAGCGATCGCCTGCGCGTTTTCCGCAGAAATCGTTAATTTAATTGTAGCCACGCTTACCCCTCCACAATTCTGGTCATGTATTTTTCCAGTCCTTTTTCATCGCCCCATACGGCCACTCGAACGTCCTGCATATAGTCGATCCTGGATAATACCGCATCGGTATAGAAAAAGAGCATCTGATCCAGCGTATAGTTCATGATCTCGCTAAACAAATGCCCTTCCCGTTTTAAGGTTTTGACGATGTGTCCCCAGGTAACTGCGTCTTGCTCCGGATCTGCGCCAGAATCGGCCGCAGCGTTTTCGTAAAAAAAACAAGATGCCGTTCGATAATGGTAAAGAGAATTACGCAGGCTTCTTCAATGTTCGGCCCTTTTTCTTCATCTAAAAAGAATTCTTTCGGCCGACTGCAATAAATGCCCATGATTTCAATGACTTCGTCAAAATGAGAAGTGACAAATTCATTAACCTTATTTACAACTAAATCATCAATTTCTAACGTAGCTGTACCTGCTATCGATTCAACTTCACCGACAGTAACCCCGTTCCGGGCTTCTAACAGCGAGAAAATCCCAACACCAATCGAATTAATCAAAGCAATGACCCGCGGCAACTTGGCAAAGGGAAACGGGCGAATCACGACGATTTCCCCGCTGGCCAAAGTAACCGGGTTATCCGGAATGAGAATCTCCAAATCCTTGTCGCTCATAATCGATCTCCTTCAAAAATAAGTTAAGGGCGACGCAATCATGCTCGCCCTCCTGTGTTAATTCAGCTTAATTAAACGGTGTAGCGGTTCATTCGGGTGATTTTCGCGGTCATCCAGAACAGTAACGGTAATATCAAACCCGGCAAAATCTTCCCCGATTAGTGCCACGTCACCGTTTGGTGTAACCGATACATGCCAGAACTCCCCATTATAAGCGGGTCCTTTGGTTGGGTCACCCAAAAACAGCATAAATCCTTCCACAGAACCAACCGTGGCCGCCGCTACTTTAGGAAATGCGCCGGCCGCTTTTGTGTAGCTAACCAACACATCTGTAGCATCCGGAATACGGGAAGTCTCGGGAATAGAAATCAGCCCGCCGCGGCAAAGTACGCTGTTTGTTTTAAAATCAGTCCCAGCTGTATATTCGGTCATCGCCGGCGTAACTGAAATTTTCCACGTATCTCCTACGACAAAGCTCTGGGAACCGCTTAGCGACAACTTCACACTGATTCCTTTTTCAAGCGATTGAGCATTTCCGGATGCAGTAACATCTGAACTTAGCACTCCGGATAATCCTTTCTTCCATTGATATTTGCAACCGGTAATCGTCCCGGCATTCGTGGGAGCGGCAGTAATCACGATGTAATAACCTTCCGCGGTGGCGCCGGTATAGGTGCCGCTCGACGTCACCGTACCATCACTGGTTACATTCCCGACCGGCGCCACAGCCGCAATAACAGCCGGCGTTGGATTGATAGGCTTTACGACAATATCAGAGATATTATAGGCATCGACTTGAATCATACGCCCCTTATAGGCTTTTTGCTTTTGGTCAGCTACGCTACCGGCTTCCTGGATAATAACACCTTCCTCACCCAATAGAGCCAGCGCCAGATTCGCCGGGTCAAATTCCTCCAGCGTCAAGTCCGCGCTCGATTTAATTTCCCGAATCGCCTCGGCATAGGTTGTCCGCGCCGCATTCATGGATGATTTTTTCTCAACCTTATCCACTTCCGTCTTTAGATTGAATTTCGGCACATTGCCGAAATGACGAAGACCGGTACGATTGCCGCCGGCATCGAACCGGTCGAAGAAAACCTGGCCTGCGCCAAGTAAAAGATTTTTTGCACTCGGAGTTCCCATCTTCTCACTTCCTCCATTCCATTGTAATGATCATGCGGCAGCCAAAGGACGGCCGGGTAATGGTTCCCTGGGAGGCAATTCCCGGACAATCGATTTTAACCGCCAGACCTACCTCCTCTAAAAGCAAGTCGGACCACTCTTCCAAACTGTTTAAAATCGCAAGCTGCGCCTCATACTGCTGTTGATACACTTCATCCGGCGTTACCTGGTCGGAACGTACCCAAATATCCAGCCAAAGGGTAAGATTGCCTTGGTTGGCTTTATGGATCGAGACTCCTGCTTCCTCATCCCATTGCACCTCAATACACGGATATGACTTGGCACTTCCCTTACTTCCAGGGTAAATGCTCCAAGGAGCCGCGAATTCCGGCTTTGCCGCCAGAAAGGCGCTTACATGCTTGGCGATTGGCCACCAGTACAGCATGTCAGCACCGCCCCAAAGGGATAGAGACCGGAAACTTCCGGCCGGCGCTGCCGCCGCCAAGCAAGGTTTGCATCGTAACCTGGGCTTCCAATTCATCCACCCGCGCTTTATAGACCCTGCGCTTAATTTCATAGGCATCGGCCCCATTTTCACCGCCGCTGCCGTTCTGGAGCGATGCATTTTGCGCGCTCACCATGAGGGCGTAGCACAGGGCGAGGGTCTTTACCTGATACGGCGCAGGCTTGGGAATCCTGGCCGGATTCACGCCAAGACGAATGGCAATATCATCAATATAGCCAGTACTTTCCTTGATGTCTTCCTCCTTAATAAGGCTTTTTAAAAGTTCATCACGAACTTCTACTGGATCAAAATAAGCCATAGTTAAGCACCTCCTGTCATCTGATTCAGTTGGTTGGCTAAATCATTCATGGCACTGTCAAAAATAGCCTGGATTTCCATCTGCGCATCGTCTCCGGCAGCATAAAGAAACTGGTCTTTCTTGATACCGGGATTGGTCACGCCAAATGCATATGTAAAACCGCCTTCATGAAAGCGGCCATAGGGATCGGGTCTCCACAAAGCCGTATTCGGCGACGTCGCAAAACGCAACATCTTTTTATTTTTAGGAAAGATATCAAACGCTTTGTGATACGGTCCATAAAGGCCGGATCCTTCATGCAGATAGCGAATGTACGGGGCCTTGTCCTCATCCAGGTAAACAACTCCTTCGCCTGCCTTTTTATCAAAGGTGTACCGAATCGCCTTGTCGGCATTTCCCTTAATCGTTCGGAACTTATGCTTCACTCTCGCGATGCGCACCACGGCCCGGCACGCTTTTCCCATCGCTGCTTGCATAACCTTTTGTGATATCGCGGGAGATTTTTCCGCCATAATCAAAAGCGCTTTATAGTCAAGGCTGAATTGGACTTGGCCTCCTTCTCTCCGGTCTGACAGTTGAATTACCCCGTCCGCCATATTACGCCACGCTCAGGATCCGCACACTGTCAATGGCCTCAAAAGAAGGCAGGCAAATGGCGGAAACAATGGTTAAGACGTTGACCGGGTGCGGCTCGGCGTAAGTCGTCACCGCGGTGCCCGTGTTCACGATGGAAACCTTGGCCTGGGACGCATTCGTCAGAAGATCCGCTTCTTCCGGCGTAGTACCAAAATAGGTATTGCCCAAATCGCCGTCCGGAATCAGGGTAAAGACATTGTCCGGGAAAAATTGCTGCGAGGCGCCATTGACTTCCAGTAAAAATTTCTTGTTATACACCACAACTTTCAGCTTCAACTTGTTTAAGAAATATTGTTCAAGCACCGCGTCGGTCATAATGATGTTCTGGCCGTTTTGAACGTTCATGTCCTTCTTGATTTTTTCATTTTGCAAGAGATACCCCCAGGTTTTCCGGGTGCAAATCGCACTGGTAGGCCGGTTGCCGGTTTCGTCCTCGGCTGTGTCCATCTCCGTCAGGATATCTTCTACGGGATTGGAATTCACCGTATCGGACCACTTGCTCGTACCACTCAAGGACCGCTTTTGAGAGGACTTCATCTTATAGTCATAATCATAAGCCACGCCGCTGGCGGCAATCTTGATTTTCCCGCCGGCCAAAAGCTGCATGCGCATCCGCTCGGCATCCACATCAACTCCTTTAATGAGGTTGCCGGCATCATCAAAGATTTTCTGGATGATTGGGTTCATAATATCCTTGTTGGCTGCTTCCATGGCCATCAGGATTTGCTGCCGGTCTTTTTCCCCAATCCGCATACTTTCCCGGAAGAACGGCATTTCGGTTTCAATGCGGGATACGCCAATCCGGTCCCGTACCGGGGCCTTGACGTCAAATTCCGCCGGTGCCAGAGCGACCGGCAATCCCTGGCTGCCTTTAATCCAGGACAGCGTTAATCCTAGTTTCTTTTTGGCCGGAAACAGCACTTCCCCCAGGTAGGGGATTCGGTTGGAAGCCGTCTCGGTGTAGTAAACGCCAATTTCCCGGGCGTTAATTAAATCAAAAATAGTTCTCATTGATTTTCATCCTCTCATTATTCAATGTTCATTACTTTAGGAAAACAATGCGGCCTGCCAAAGCCGTAACGGCTGCGGCGTCCGGCGTCTCCGGCAGCTTGTCTGTTTTTAAAAACCCGTGAATCAGCATCGCGCCGCCGTGGGAACCGTAGGTAACATCTACGTCATTAAGCAGAACCCCTTCCGCGTCAGCCGTATTGGCATGAGCGACCTTGATGTTATCCGGGTCCGCCAACGCCTTGCCGCCCACCCCGGCGATAATGGTACCGGCCGGTACAATCTTTTTACCGTCCTCATCTGCCGTAATCCCCGTATCATCGACAATCACCGGAACGGCTGCATAATGGTCCGGGAATCGAAGTATATTTTTGGTCCCTAAATAATCCGTTTGCACAAATTTCATGGCTCTTTACTCTCCTTTGCCAAAATAAAATTCTCTGCCTTTTTGCAGTGATTGGGTTTGCTGCGTGCTGACCTGTTTGGCCAGCTCTTTGCCGAAACTGCCGGCCTGTCCTCCTGTAGAACTGCCGCCACCGCTGCCGCCGCCGGGGTTTTGGTAATTCTGCATAAATTCCGGATTGGCGTCCAAATAACTTTTCACGCCATCCTGCACCTTGATTTCCTCCCCATCTTCCTTAACAAAAACGACCGAATCATCATCGGTGACTTTGAGTCGATCGGAAAGGATTTTTAGGAGTTGATCCGGTTTGATGGCCTTATTTTCCGTAAGCGCCGCCAAGAGAACGCGATTCTTTTCGCTGGTTTGCCGTTTCGCTGTTTCCTCCTCAGCCTTTTTCTCGGCTGCCGTTTGCGCCTCGATTGATTTTTTGAGTTCCCGCTGCAGCTTGGCAAGATCTTTCTGGAGCTGGGCGATCTCAGGAGCCGGTTTCCCATCTCCTTTGCCACTGGTAATGCCTTTGATGTATTCCTCCAGAGCTGCATCCAGGTCCTCGGCCGTATCATCAATCCCGGTATGGTCGTAAAACTTAGTCAGATGCCCCGTGACAGTTTTCAGCTTGTCCTCGGTTTCTTTGAGGGTCTGGGTTAGGGTTTTATATTGATTGCTTTTCTTGGCGACTTCACCGTCCTTAACTGCGAGAATAGTCTTGATCGCCTCTACGAATTTTTGCCCCTCCGGCAGCAGGCCCAGGGCTTTGAGTAGTTCCTCTAAATTCAAGTTGTTTAGCCTCCTTCTAATTTGGGATAAAAGAAAAACGCCTGGTCGGCGTTTACTATTTTTGCATTCGAATCACCTCCACTTCAGCAGTTTCCTGATATCAATCAAAGCCTGCCATGTCTTTCGGCTTTAGCCGGCTGGACGGATTGTTAAATCCATCCCAACCGCGCAGCAGGGTTTGCCAGTTGGCCCCCTTCTCATATTCCCTGACGCCTTGCACGCCAAACAACGTTTCCTTTTGCGCATTTCTGAGGCCGTCAATATACTCGCGGACCCCGTCCGGATTAAACGATACAGATGGATCCACCTCATCATAGTAAACCAGTTCTAAGCTGCACATACAGTGCGGGTGCCGCGGAATCAACGGAACTTTGTTTTTTGGATAAATCCCCGGGCCATAACCGACATCGGCATTCGCACATACGTCACATTGATCAAACAGCACATACTTATGCCGGTTACTGAGGACCCAGTGATAACCCCAAACCAGCTCATCGTTTTGTGTTTCCAAAACAAACCCGTCAAACCAGGCCCGGGCGTTCTCCGTCCGGGCAATCCGGTCCGCGTGATACCTGGCTTTTTCCTGTACAGCTACCCATGCAGCCCGATCCAACGCTTCCGTATTGAGCTTTCCGGCGGCATTGACAATCTTCTCGGCTTCTTTCATCAAATTTTTATAGGTGAGCATCAAATCGCCATTCGGTGTCCCGGCTCGGTTTCTGACAGTCATTTTATCCATGTTAGCTTTCGCGCTGCCAAGAGCTTTCTCAAATTCTTTCCTCGACGCTGTGTCCCCGGATGCCACCGCTCGGGCCGCTGTATGCAGTTTTTTCAGATATTCAGGCAAGTCGGCCGGAGGAATTACATTCTTCCCTGATTTATACCCGTCATAGAGTTGCCTGGATAACGCTTCCAGTCCCTTTTGCCGGTTCAGCGACGTCTGAATGGTATTTACAATCGTTTCCCGCATGGCTTTCCCCGTACCATATAACCGAGTGGAAAGTTTCATTTGGTCACCGGACCAGGGAACCTCGGTTAGCGTCTGGGTGATTGCTTCTTTAATAGAAGCCTTTACACGAATCGATGTAGGGATGCCGTACCCGGCTAAAGCCATTCGATAGATCGAATTCACGATACTTTCTGCAATCATCGCAGGATATTCTAGCTGTTTCAGCGCCGTTTCCACGGCAGCAGCGACCGGTACGCCTTTGTCCAGTAGTTCGCGGATTGCCTTAACCAGCAAAGCGCCTTCGGCATCCATGGTTTTGCCGTATTCAGCCAAAACCGTTAACAACGTTTTGACATAATCGTCACGCTTGGCCATCCACTAGTTCTCCCCCGGATTTATTTTAAAGGCGGCTGCTTGTTGCACTGCTTCGGTTTGCTGCTCAATATCCTCCATTACCGCGTCAAACCGGTCTTCCGGCAGGTCCCCCAGAAAGGTTTCCGCCGCTTTGCGTTTAACTTCCTTCTGAAATTTGCCGCCGATATTAAGGTCCATCGCCTTTGTAACCTCGTCCAGAGCGGCGCCAATATCCACAATCCCGAAATCGTCCGGATAAACGCAGCGGTAATGAAGGGTTGAGTTCGTCCATTTTTCAAATAGATACGCAATCCGCAGTTCCGCATTCTGGCAGTTCTCGGCCAGATCCGCCAAACACTGGTTGGTTTGCTCGAAATCCCATTGTTTGGCAACCCCGGATACTTTCTGCTGTAACCCCACCACACTAGTAAGGTTGGCAATCCGATAGATTTCATCGACTAGACGACTCAGTTCATTCTGAATCAGCGCCGCCTGATCCGCTGACGGAGAAATAAAAGACGGAGCGGTGCCGGCGGTCCCGTCATATCCCAGAGCCGTTTCCGTACCAGTCACCATGTCCTTTAACCGGTCAAAATCAGCCGAATCAGTTATCGGATAGCAAAGCATGGCAAAGGCTTGATTCCGTAATGGTTCCCGCAGTTCACTGCACAAATTAAAAATCGCGAGATTAATTCTCGCGATGGCCAGCATATCACTGACGGGCGACATATCTCCGTCGTCGGCTTCGGTACCGAAAAGCGGAATGACGGGCACAACGCCTAAGTTGTGCTCTGTTTCCGTTGTTCCGCCCCCCGCTTCTTTTTTCCAAGATGTTTCGGTCCAGGTCCAGCGTTCCGCCAGCTTTTGCGTTACGGCAGTCCCACTGGCCTGCCGTGAATAAATCTCATAGGTGATGGAAGTAAGGATTCCGTCTTTATTACATTCATAGGCTTTGACCTGCCTCGCTTGCACTAAATACACGTAGGGAAACGCGCGCTGTGCAATAACCTCAGCTTGATTCACCGGCTGGTCTGGCGCATTATCGACCACCAGGAACGCTACGCCATGCAGCTTCGCTTTCTTCAGCGTCTTTTTCATAAACCGCTGGATAGTGGTTCCTTTTCGGTCTACGTCTTTCTGAAATAGGGAGAAGAGTTCGTTCTCCCGCTCCCGGCCGTCCCAATCTCGTACAGCCTGTTTGCGAAAAACCGGATCAACCAGCGAGTTGACTACCGTTTTCACATAGTTTGCATAATAGGATAGGGCCTTGCGCCGGCTGTATTTCGTCGGAGTCTCCTGAACATGGGGCACTAAGTAACTGCCGTCCAAAAAACCGCCGCCGCCGGTATAGGCGTGATCCAAAAACTCATAGTTGTCATTGATGGGTACAAACGGAATAATGTTTGGTGCGCTGTCTTTATTCTCGGCCACACTTTCACCTCCCCCTAGTAAATATCCATTCGTCCGGCAAAAATCTTGGACTGCGGTTCCCATAATGCCAAAACTAAAGCGTCGGCCCGGTCCGGAGACGTAAGTCCACGCTTTTTCATGTCTTCTTTTCGTTCCAGCTCAATTTCTCCGTCGGAGTTAACCCGATATTTGCGATTACTGATCTGGCTGATTTGACGATCGTCATACCAGAGAACAATATCATCATGCCTAAGTTTTTCCCGGAGGATTCCCCACATTAAGCCAGTACTGTTGGAAAAGCGAACCGGGTCATCCGATTTCAACAAACCGCCTTTGCCCCCAAAGTGCCCTTCATGGACGGTAACGTGCTTCCATCTACGCTCTTTAATTATTTCTTTTAATCGGTCATGCACTCCGACTCCAAGGCCGTCGCAGTCCACCTTGATTTTTGTCGGCCGGTTCTGATATTTTTCATTGTATCTCTCCACCATTTGGACCGTGCGGCCGGTCAATTCCATAGTATCATTATGGTTGTAGATTTCCGGCTTCTGCTGATATTTTTTATCAAAGACCGGACAGATGACCGATTCATCGTCGCCGTATCTAGATACGTCAATCCCGATGTCAATCATCCGTGGTAATACAACCAACAGCACCTTTTCACTATTGCGTTCCACCCAATCCAGGGGAACAAAACTGTCCGGCATGGCTTTGGGAAATTCCCCGGCTACCCGGACCCGAAATACATCGGAATCCTCCCCGTACATATTGATGATCATTTGTACAAACTGCTTCGATACCCGGGGTGAATTCCGGCCATCAATATGAAAGACACTGTACATTCCCCGGTTTTTATTATGACTATCGAAGAACCATCCGGCCAACTGTGTGGGGTTGCCGCAGGCCAGCAACCCTGCACCTTCGGTGGAGAGTGCGCCTAGAACCGGCTCAAAAATCTTATCCGCTACACCGGACGCTTCATCAATCACATAAAAAACATGGTCCGCATGAAAGCCTTGCAAGGCATCTGGCTTGGTTGCAGTTCGGGGAACAGCGAACCACTCTTCCCGGTGCGCCTTATGATAGAAGCGTTCATCGGTCCATTCAAAGAGGCCACCGTCGGCAGATTGCCGGTTCCACTTATTGAGTTCCGCCCAAAGGATATCGTGCAACTGGTGCTGTGTCGGCGCTGTACAAGGCACCTTGGGAAATGGACGGGAATACATGACCCACTTGATGATCCAGGATTCTACTGCTGATTTACCAATCCCGTGACCACTCCGAACAGAAGTAAGCTGTTTTTTGGCGCAGCTTTCAAGGATTGGCCCTTGATTCTCGTCAGGTGTTGCGCCAACTACTTCCTTTACATATTCAATCGGATGATCTGCATAAAAACGAATTGCGCGGGGCTCCAATAAAATAGGCTCAACAGTGATCATCGGTTCGCCCACGCTTCCTGTACCCGTTTGGCATGATCTTGAGCAGCAGCAGTCCCTTCACTGCCTTTATTGGCTGTTTCAATGCTATGCTTTAAGGCAATTAAGCGAGTTTTCTTCTCCTGTACCCGGGTTAATGCTTCTTCCAACTTTAAAATATCGTCTATGGCCCGGCATTCCGTTTCTGTAATTTCAGTCACTACCAACTTAGGTTCCGGAATCACGACCACTTTAGTTTGTCCGGTCTTTTCGTCATATACCTCAATCGGATTTTTCTCAACCCGCAATTCGTGCAGCACCTTACGCTGTTTTTCGGTCAGACCGTCCATTCGTTTCCGGATCCGCTCCATCATGCGGCGCTCCCGTAAGGAAATCAGCTTAAGGTCATCTTCAACCTGAGCTAATGTATCCGTATTGATGGTATTGCAAAGAGCTTGCTCCTCTTCGGTTAGGCAATCCCACCAGATGGTTTCAAATTCACCGGTCGTTACGGCATTTTTATTCCCGGGAGGAGCGCCTCCATGGTTACCGAGAGCATTCTTATTGCCTTTTGGCGCGCCGTGACCCACTGCATTTTTGTTACCTTTGGGAGCACCGCCTTTATTTTTAATGGTAACGTTACTATTCATTTGATTGGTAACGTTACTATTCGGAATGGTAACGGCGTTACCATTCAACCGTTCCTCCCACTGGTCAACGTTCTTCCATTTTCGAACTTGTACATCGGATATTCCAAGTTCCGCAGCAATGTCAATTAGCGGTTTTTTACCGCCGCTATCTTTCCATAGCTCAAACGCTTTATCCCTGTTCGGACTTCTTGCTTTTGGCATCTACACTCGTCACCACCTCCCGGGTATTCTTTTAAAAACTAAAGCTCATCGCGCTGGAGTTCCAAATCCAGTTCGACGAGCTTCTTTAAATCATCAATCGTTTTGATTTCTATAAGTCCCTTTTGAAAGTCACCCACCCATTTTGCAATACCAGCCTGGACAACTTTTCGGTATTTGGCCTTAGATTCTGCAATTCCCTCAATTAATGCGATTTCGTGCGTAATTAAAAGATCCTGCCGATTTTTACCAGAACATCCGTTCGTTTTACACATTGCATAGCACCCCGCTAATCCCTTAAAATGGATTGCGAGACAGTATCTCCTACGATCCGCGGCCGCGGTCCTTCTACTGTCTCCTGGCCGGGGGTGCCCGGAATGGGACGGATGTTAGCGCATCCGTCCTTTAATAGAAAAAATGTAGGTGATATTTAAATGCTTAAAGAAGTAGATAGGACATTTTTAAAAGAGGCATTTTATCTACAATTTTGGGAAAAGCCAATAACTTCTATTGCATTATACAATGCAGGAGAAGATCCATCGTCTATCTCTAATCATCTTTCTAACACTCTGTTCCGACCCTCAATGGATATGTCAGGGCATATTCAAAGAATTATAACCGCAAGATTAATAGCTGAACTTGTTAATAGTCTTGAAAATTTCGGTTCATTTTGTTACGCAGTTAAAAATCGGCACAAAAAAAGCATCTTTAGTCACTATGCATTAAATAAGTTAAAACATAATGACTTTTTTAATGAAATCAAAACACACTCAGATTCTTTAATAGACCTTTCAACCATGATTGGAATTCCAACGTTAATGGAACTTGAGAATAAAATGACGGCTGAAGCTTATCTGCATGTTAGTAAACTATATAGTGAGTTAGCCAAGCTTATCAATCAAGCTACAACTTTATATAAAGCTAATTGGAGTAAAGACGAAAGCTCATCGCCATATGAATTTTATGTCGCATATCACATTACAGATAGAGAATTTTCATACCCTAGCAATCAAGATGACCTTGTAAAAATGTACAATAAAATTAAACATCGTTTTCTACTATTTAGCACAAAAGAAGAAGTTATAAACTTTAAAAAAGTAGTTGAAAAAGAGAATATTAATGGATTAAATGTACAATTCGTTCCATTACTAATAACGCAAGAGTTTGTAGATAGTATTTTAACAACTATAAATAATATTGCCTTTTGTATGCGCGCAATAGCTAGTATTTTAATATATTTAGACTCTAATCAAATAGATTTATAATCTAAAATTTTACCATTAAATACTTATAGATATCTAACGGCTTTTTGCCCCGTAAACTCCTTCCACCTTCGAACAATCACATCACAATACACTGGATCCAGTTCCATCGTACAACAAACACGCCCAGTCTGCTCCGCCGCCATCAGCGTACTTCCGGATCCACCAAAAAAGTCGGCCACAATCTCACCTGGCCGACTTGAATTTTGTATCGCCCGGGCACAAAGACCAATCGGCTTCATCGTCGGATGTTCACCGTTCCGTAGCGGCTTCTCAAATCGCCAAACCGTAGATAGACTATCATCGCCGGATTGCAGAACTTCATAGGATGGTACCCGAACGGTTATTGTTTGAAGCCCCGTCGTAAATGTCAGTAGCGAACTTTCGCCATCTTGCTGTACTAACAAGGAGGCGAAATCCTCAATTACCGTCCCTTTCTTTCGTCCCCCATACCATTGGTGCGCGGCCCCAGGCTTCCACCCGTACAAAATCGGCTCATGCTGCCATTGATAATCCTGTCGGCCGAGAACAAACTGATTCTTTGCCCAGATTAGGCACTGCTTAAGCAACCAGCCGGAATCCTGCAGGGCTCCCCGGAAGTTGGAGCCTTCCGAATCAGCATGACAGACATAGATGGCGCCACCCGGCGCAGCAGCCGTAAACATTGATGTAAAAGCATCCAGTAAAAACTGATTGAACCGTTCCGCCGGCATATTATCATTCTTGATCGTCAGCTGTTCATCGGTTCCGCCCTGATAATTCACGTTATAAGGTGGGTCCGTGAATACCATTGCCGCCAAATTGCCAGCCATCAACTTTTCTACATCGGTAATCACAGTAGCATCGCCGCACATAAGCCGGTGACGGCCGAGCTGCCAAATGTCCCCGGGCTTTGTAATCGGTTCTTTAATCTCCGCCGCAGCTGCAGCAGGGTCGAAATTATCTTCTTTGACTTCGACCACATTGAAATCAGCCAGTAAATTGTCAATTTGTTTCTCAGTGAAGCCGGTCAAACCTACGTCAAAATCACCGATATTTATTTCCGACAGCAAACTGGCCAATAGGTTCTCATCAAGCTGTGAAAGTTCGGCAATACGATTATCGCCAATCAGGTCCGCCCATTCTTCGGCCTCAGTGGCGTAATCCTGCCGATCAATCGGCACCATCGATACATTCAACAGCTGCGCCGCTAAAAGCCGGCCATGGCCACGTACAACAAAACCAGAGCGGTTGCTCACGGTGATCGGAGCACGCCAGCCCTGGTTTTTAATAATTTTGGCCAAAAGCTCTATTTGTTTTTTAGGATGTGTGTTTGGATTGTGCGGATTCGGAACTAGCGTTGCTATATCCGCTAGTTCGTCATGTGCGCAATATACTGGAATTTTATCTGCTAACATGCTGCCTCCTTAACTGGATTAAATAAAGTATCACCAAAATAGCTTGCCATCACCTGATTGTTAACGAAGCAATAAGCATAGTCTATAATCTGAATACTTTCTTCCCACGTCCAGGATTCTCCCTGATTTGTCAATGTTCCGTCTTCGCGATTTGCAAGGAACTTTTTAACATTCTTTTCAAATCCCTTTTGAGTTCTCGATCTTAGTATTTTAGGATCTATACCTTCAGGATACCCGTCCCATCTTATACTTCCTAAATATTTCGCATCCCGTCCAGTTCCTACAAAGAAATCGGCTTTAGTACTCATCGTCTAATCCCCTTTACTTGTTTTAGCGTTGTTGTATTAATCACTTACTGTCGCCTAAAAGTCAAGGGGGTAGCAGGATTTAATCTCCGTTCTAATAGCAACTAAACCATCAAGAATCCCACATATAGGATTCTTGATGGTTCTCTTTTTAGAATACGAAAAAAGAGCCCGAAGGCTCTCCAAATTCTACGTTATTTCATTTCAATTGATTGATAACTTCTTCTGCTAATCCATCAATAAATATACTACCGTCAACTTTTAAATCATCAAGTTCATCCTTTGTATATCCTAATTTTTTCGGATCAATTTCTTTAAATATGCAAATAACCTTTCCATTATTTTTTAAAAAATCAATTGTTACTTTTTCATATTTCTTACTTACAGCGAAGGAAAATGGGAAAAACTCTTTATTATTAGCAGTAATTATGAACCTAAACTTATCGCTTTCTTCAATTTCGAGTTTGGGTATACCAATCTGCTCATTTGCCAGATTGATACCTTTAATTTCGTTAACTCCTGAAACCAATAAAAGTTGCCTACCCATTTCTTGGATTAAATTAGATTTATAATCCATTTAGCCCTTCACTCCTTTTACCATTTTTATACCCTTGTTCGGCAAAAAGAAATGCATTCCTGCAGTATGATAAAAACAGAAGGTTTTTGTATTCTAGAGTAACTTAAAATTCGACAGTCAGTTTCGAATATTTATTAAATTTGCAGGTTAATAAAAAATTTTGTTGAATTATTTACTATTAATTACATTTTTTTAGAAGGTGATTGCTATGTCCATTAGTAGATTTAAAACTGCATTACAAATAAAGTTTGGATTACCTCCTGGACACCCTACCAACGAAGAACTTAATAAAATATTTACTGATATTAATAGAATCCCACTGTCCAGTCGTACTGAAGCCGCTTGGGGTCAAATTGTAGAGAAACACGTTGCGGGATTTCGAACTTATAAATATGCAGGTCTTGATATGAGTGACTTAAATGTTATGTATTCCCAAATCATTAATTTATTAGGTAAGTGAAAATGAATTATTCTGATTATGAAAATGAAATACAAAACCAAAAAACATTATTAATGCAAGAACTAAGACCCATCATAAATAATTTAATGGAAAACCAAACTATTGAAAACCCACAAGAAGTCTTAAATGTTGCTCATGCCCAAGCAGTAAAATTATTCACTATAATGGAACGTTCACTAGATGAATGCACTATTGATAATCAGGATTTAATAACTCGCAAAATTGAGGACTGTATTAATTATTGTGAAACAATATTATACCATTGGAAAATGATAACTGCTTTCTGCTCTTCCTTTAACTTGCAACAACCAAAACCATCAACAAACGCATATTCAACCATTCAAAGCGTTATCAAGGCTTCCAATTCAAGGAAAGCGAAAGAAATAGAAGAAAGCTTCCAATCTTTGGGGCTTCCGACATATGGTTTCTTATATCGCAAAAAACATTCCCTGTGGAAAAGACCCGCATTTAGTACCCAGCAAAAAATTGGATCAGTAATTGGATTAATATTTCTTATTTCAGGTTTAATTTTATCCTTTACTTTTCCCATATTAACAGGAACACAATATTGGTATATTAGAATTATAGGTGCGATTGGCGCTGCTATAGTTTTATATTATTTTGTCCCTGGCTACATTAAAGTCAATTTTTCCATTTCCAAAAGAATTACCATAAGTGCGCTTGGTGGTCTTGCTATTTTTATAATTCTTTATTTAATTAATCCAGCCTCTCCACCTAACATGCCATAGCGAACGAACCTTAAGTTAAATTTATAATTATTAGTCGATATTCTACTAATTTTCGGCAACATAGTTTTATTATTTCACAGACTTTCAAATACGGTAACGTTATGTTAAAGTTAACAAAAATCTCAGCTTGACAATCCTTTCAATGATGCTCGCAAAGAAAATAAATATTCTCTACTAACTGGGTCGCCTCTACAGACGGCCTTTTTCATATTTATTTCACAATATCATTTTATCACGGCCAAAGTCAAAAAAGTGTGCAAGAAAAGTGCAATCATATAGCTTGCAAGGCTTCAAATCCAAATAATGACACCGTAAATTTACGAATAGCCTTATCTTTTAAATAAAATATAGATCTTCGACTATACCCCAACTTGCTAGCAATATCTTCCCTATCCAGCTTCTCCACGTACCACATAACCAAAATATCCTTATACCGCTCACAGCCATGGTCCTGGCAAATAGAATCCAGGACTCGGTCCACCTTCTCAATTTCCTCCAGCGTCCGATCTTTCATCTCCTGCCACTTTTGTAATTGGTATATCTGATTTAACGTATTATTGGGACGCGCTGCGTGAATCCCTGTTGGCTCCAATCGTATCGCCGAAGCATCCGCCGGGGCAGTTTTCATTACAAGACGCTCAATCATGTAATTCGAATGTTCAATGCTTTGTTTCAGCTCCCGGTAATATCGTAAATAGTTCTCCGCTTCTCTAATGCAATCCAAGCTTACCCCTCCCCGCTTCATTACATGCGAATAGGACGGTGATTGGCCGCCCTTCTATCTTAAAAACTCTATGGGAATTACATCTTCTTTGACAAAAAGTGGGTGTTTAGGAAATCCTTTTTTAGTTATTTCCAAAGCATATATTACACTCAAATTTTTTAAAAGCGCCTCCACTTTCTTGTTTCTTTTTAAAATTTTTCCTTTTTCTCCCCAAGCTGCTACAACCATATTAGATTTTTCTACCGCCTCAATAATATGACGATCATTTTCATCACCAACTGGATTATTAGCCTTTAAGAGTACACTTGGGTCCGTTGACCTATACGCAAATAGATTTACAACTTCTAAACGACCGTAACCCCACGCCTTAGCAAACCCAATACATCGAGTAATCGTAGGATCATTATAAGTAGCATCCGCTGTACTTGGATTAAGCATGATGAATGTAACAATTCCGGACCCTGTATCAAAATCACGCCATAATCTATAACGGTATTTTCTCGAATCGTCAATACATGCGCCATTATCCCCCATATTCTCACTCCTTAAAACACCAATAATTTCAATTTAAAATTCTCATTCTATTTCCATTGTCCCTGCCTATCTAAAATGGAATTTCCTCTTGCGGAAGTCCCGGCTCCAGATTCTTATTCACCTGGTCTCGCACGATCTTCCACGCATGCTGATATGCGTCATCAATCTTAGTTATATCGTTAACCTCAACCTCAAATTCTGCATTTGCCCGGACATTGTTAAATCCGGGTAGGCTTTTGGTTTGGCCGTAGGATACTTTGAGTTTCATATTCTGCCCCCTATGCATAAATTCAGCCAATTTTACCATACTATGGTTGGGAGCCGAACCAGAGTCATGGATGCAATTGTCATGTCACTCCAAACCATATTATCGGTTCCCATCAAGAAGATTTCTCCTCTCCCATACCCGGTTAATCCCGGGTCTTTTTTATGCCTGAACATCCTCCCAATTCCACATCCTCTGCCGCCCCTTTACCGGGACTGGTTTAATCTGCCGGACATCGTCCAAAATCCAAGACTACCGGCCCGCTTCTCAAGTGCCCCTTATTTAAGTTGTTTTGGCCCACATCGCAAGTGAGATACCATTATTTCCCAGGAAATAACTTTCCCCTTCACTCCTCCACAAACTCAATCTCCGGGTACTTCTTCCGAAACAGCTTCTTTTTCAGCCGGTACTCCTTCGTCCTGTATCCTTTCGTATCAATCACCACGACCCGTCCATCCCGATACCAAACCCGAAAATCAGCCCGATAGACCATCGGCCGTACCCATTTGCCCTGGTCAAAATACCCTTCCTGGAGTAAGAACGCCGGCTGCAGCTCAAATTTCACAACTTCCCCCACAAGCTTTAAAATCTTGAGCTCGCCATATTTTGCGGCCTCTTTCTCGCTGTCAAACAGAATCCCGTCAACCTCAGTCCGGTTATTATTATACTTGGCCCGCTTCTGTTCTTTCAGCAGCAGCTCTTTCAAGTGCGGATTCCGCCGGCGCGTGTCTTCAGAAAGGCTGTTCCATGTAAGCTGAATCATGATCCCAACGCCCACTCTGGCTTTTTCTTGCAATCGCACTGAACAGCTACCGTCTTGGTATCCATCCCGTTATTAAATGGCACCTGTTCAATGTACCACCCCTGCCCTCCGCACTTTGGACATGATTGTCCATCTGAAAAGTTATCAACAGGGAAGTCCTCGCGCGCGCTATTATTTTTTATATTTTCGTTTAGGTTTTGTTTAGGTTTATGTTTATATAATGTGCCCCTTACGTTGTCCCCTGTGTGTGCCTGTCGTTGCCCCTCCTGCTGTCCCTTTTGTTGCCCTTCCTGTTGTCCCTTTTGAACAAACGGAACAAGTAAATATTTGCCAGCTTGGTTAACTCTATCGGATTTTTTGTATTTTATCCGGCCAAAGTTGATAAGAACACTGCGGGCATGGTCAAATTCTTTTCGGCTGAGGCTACATTTAGCCTGTAGCAGTCCGTTTGGAACAGTGAATTCCTGTATCCATCCAGCCTTATTGCAAATGGCCATCAATTCGTACCATAAGGCAATTGCGCTGGCAGGTAACGGGTTCACTTCCTTCCATTCAGAGAAGGCCAATATTTCCGCAAGATAGTTCACAAGATCAACTCATTTCAGCAAAATCTCTTTCGTCCTTTTGATAACTCATCCTACTTCACCCGCCGCAATGAACTTTCAGTCGGCTCAAATAACCGCGGCTGCCGCATATTATCCCAATCCCCATTGGCTTCAATTAGGTTGGTGATGAGCCGGTGCTTATCTTGCCAATCCGTCCCAAGACTATAGAACACTTCGGGCCACTCTTCGATTGCGTAAGCCTTTAACTCCCCATCGGTGTCAATCTTCCGCAGTTCTCGATAAAGCACCAGCAGAACCTGGCTCCATGTCATATCTTCCAGATTCTTTTTATAAAACTCGACCATATAGCAAAACGTCCGGTTGGTCATCTGCTTCACCAGGTCTTGCCACTTATCCGGTACTTTGCGAATTTCCGCAAACTTCACCTTGTCCCGGTTCTTGCCGTTTCCGTCCACATTATCAATAAAAAGAATAGCCTCAACCGGCACATGCTTAATCTCCGGAAACTTCTGCACCAGCTTTTTCGCCGGGTCCCGGTAGACTTCATTAATCATGTACTTTCCAGACCATTCATCCACAACAATTAACCGACTTTCTTCTGCCATTTGCCTCACCCCTCTGCATAATCGGTATCAAATTAGGGCAGACTAGGCATTGTGTCAAAGTCTGCCCTCCTTCGCTTAACTAGCTAACTCACTTAAAAATTGACTGGGAGGAACCGGCATCATCGAACCTCGCCAATCCTGGGCCCGCTCCGGCCAGGTAATGAATAACCGGTTCTTAGCCCGGGTCACGGCTACATAGAACAAGCGCCGCTCTTCCTCCATGTCCCCGCGCTTGGACGGGAACACATTCTGATTCATCCCGGCTACAATTACGGTATCAAATTCGAGCCCTTTGCTGGCATGGACGGTCATTAACTTGACCGCTTCTTTTTCTTCTACCAATTTTTCCTGGACATCCCGATAACGAAGGAATTTTAAAAACGCCTGAATCGAGTGATTTTCACCCAACTCATTCTTGGACTCTTCCCATTTCGAAATAGAGTTTCTCGCCTGTTCGATATCCGGCGAATCGTAATACCTTTTCGGGTTTATGAGGTTATTTAATGCGACAAAGCAATCCGCAGGCAAGTAAATAGCATCCGACTCCAGTTTCCTGTCAACCGCTGCTACGGCTTCTAGAAACGAATGGCTAAAGTGGTTCGGATCATCCCGATAGGTCTGCATGGCATCCCATAGGGACACATCGTTAGTCAAGGCATGAAACTCAAGTTCATTCATCTGCAGCAGCCGGATATCGAATAGGCGCAGGCACTTTTTCAAGGCTGTGTTATCTCGCCGGTTATATAAGAAGTACATCCATTGCAGTAGCGGCCGCACTGCCGGCGAGTCAAAGGAGTCCTCCCTGCCGGCAATCCGTTGAAACGGAATCGCCCTTTGCTGCAAACCTCTTAGGATAGTATCCACCTGATTATTGGTCCTGGCCAACACGACAATCTGCTGTAAGGGAACGCCGCACTCCCCGTTCACCTTGGTAATGAGCCGAGCAATGGCTGCCGCTTCCACGTTGGAGTCTTGATAGCTTTCTATTTGGACCTCCACCCCGTTCTTATGCGCAATGAGCGTCTTTTCCGTCTGCCGGATATTATGCTTGATTAACCGGTTTGCCGCGGCAACAATTTGGTCCGTCGACCGGTAGTTCTCCTCCAGTTTAATGACTTCACAGCCCGGGTTATGGACGGCAAAGTCCAGGATAAAGTTCACATTGGCTCCCCGCCATCCATAAATGGCTTGGAAGTCGTCGCCTACTACATAGAGGTTGGGCGCTTTTAGTAGATCCAGCATGTATGCCTGTTCGGCATTCGTGTCCTGAAATTCATCTACAAACACATGGGTAAAGGTTTGGCGATACTCGTTCAATACATCCGGATGAAGTTCCCACAGCCGGATAACTACATCAATTAACCGGTCCAAATCCACCGCGTTATTTTGTTTGCAGCGGTATCCGTATTCAACGAGGACCTTGCATTCTTCCGGATATAGAATCTCCTCTTTCCGATAATCCCCGCATTTTTCATGACGGTCCAAAACCTTCTTTAAGGTTGTCCGGCTTCCAAAGTCTTTGATAATTCGCTGCAGGATTTCTTCCCGGTCCTCCTGGTCGTATATCGTAAAGTTTTCTTCAATGCCAAGCTTATGGCCCCACCGGCGCAGAACCGATACGGCAAAAGCATGAAAGGTATTACAGAAAAGTTTTTTCCCTTCTTCCTCGCCGATCAATCGAATAACCCGTTCTTTCATTTCTTTTCCGGCTAATCGGGTGAAAGTAAGGGCCAGCATATTGGTGGTACCAACCCGTTGATTCAGATGCAGATTGGCGATTCGACGCGTTAAAACCGTAGTTTTGCCGCTGCCTGCGCCAGCCAAGGTGAGGATGACCGGGGCCGTTGATGTGACCGCCCGCAGTTGATTTTCATTGAGGCCATCAAGAAGGTTATTCATCTTAGCCCTCCTCAGCTTGGCAATCTTCGCAAAGCCTGGGGTACCCAACCGATTCCCCAATATAACAGCCGCACTGCTCACACAACGTACCGTCCAACATCATGTCCGCTATATCACCCATTTTTCTTCTTCCCTTCTGCATTCTTTTTGGATTTATCAAAGCACTCATCACAAAGCGCGACTCCATGTTTTATTTCCAGCCTCGTTTCGCTTCGCAGTATTGGCTGTTCTTTGCCGCAATCATAGCACTTAGGCACTTTTCTTCACCTCCGCATCATCGATAACCATAGAATCGGTATCCAACATTTCCGCTACCGGGCTTAAATCCCAGACTTTCCACCCATCCGCAGTAAACGGAAATTCAATCGCGCCGGCTAAAAGAATATTGTCGAGCTTGTCCTTTATCTTGGAGAGACCATCGATCAGCATTTGAAAGTTTTTATGGTCCAAATGATTTAAGTTATCCATCACTAAAACATGAAGTTTCGGCTGGGCCCGGTCAATCACGGTCACCATCATGGCCGCCAGGAATACGGTCTGTTGGCCAGTGCTGAGAGCGTCAAAGTTTACGCGATGTCCTTTCTCATTTATCCAGCCAAATTGAAAGATTTCTTTCCCCGTATCGCTTTCGGTCTGGAAGAAAGGACATTGGGCAAAACCCATAAGCGATAAATTCGCAGTAATATCGTTGCAAATCGGGTCCAGCAGTTCCTTTACAAGCTCTCCTTTGATGCCCTTGAGTCCCAACGTTTCCTGAATGAGCTTTAGGCAAACACTGTTATATTCAGCCTTCCGGTTAGTAATCGCCGATTGCTGCAGCATCAGAATAGCTTGCTTGGCTTTTTCTTTTTCCCCAATCGTCTTTTTCAAGACATCCATCCGGGTTTTAATGCCGTTAGCCCTGGATTGCGATAGTTCCACGCTGGTAACCGGCTGCAGTGGCGTCGCCAAGAGTTTATTCAATTCATCCTGGTACAGCTTTAATTTGTTTTGCCGGTCGGAAGCGGCAGCCAGTATTGCATTTTTCTGTTTCATCAACTCGGAAATGGACTGATTGATGGAGGTATTCCGGGCGTTCACTTCTTGGATTTGTTTCATTAATGCGGTTTGCTGGTCCCCGACAGCTTTCAGGTCAGCATCTAGCTTTTTTATCTGGCCAGCATACCCGGCCGCTTCAGCTTTAAAGGCGGCAACCGTCTCCGTCGCCTTTTCTTTTTGCTTGGCAACATAGTCGCCAAAGCCGGAAAAATCTTTGGGGCAGGCAATCATGGGATTGATCATGCAGCGCCCTTTCATGGTTCCGGTGGTGCCTAACGCTCCCTCCAGGGCGGCTACTTGACCGGCAATCTCTTTGATCTTCAGCCCCACGTTCTGCTGTTTATCTACCAAGGCGTTCCTCTCATCCTGCATCGTATCTCTTTTAGCCTGTAACTGCTGCATTTCTCCTTCAACAGCAGGCGGCTGCAGGATTTGTCCCTGGTGCTCGGCAATCTGCCGGTCAATCCCGGAGGTATCCGCATTGACCACATTGGCGTTCAGATCGGCAATCAACTGCTGCAGTTCCGTCGTCCTCTGCTGCTGTTTGGCGTTCGCCTTCACTTTTTGCTCATCCGCCGCCAGGATTTTTTCTACTTCAATTAACTGGCGCTGTAAATCCTCAAGCTCTGTTTTAAAACCAAGAATGTTCCGATCCGTTTCGTCCATCGAATTCTTAAGGTCGGCAAACTGTCGCACCGCGCCCTGGGCGTCCGCCTTTTTCCGGTCCCAGAGTTGCTTTTCCGCTCCCACCCAATCGAGCATCGCCTGGAGGCCGTCTTGCACTCCGAACCCAACCGGGTATTTCTCGATAGTCTGAGTAATTAGCTCTTGCATGGTCTCGTACTGTTCCGCATTATTTTCCTGTAGTTCCACGGTCAAGAGCTTGTCCACCAAATACCGGTGGATCTTCTCGCGGTCCCAGGTTTCCGAAGCGATGGGACTTAGACTATAAATAAAATCTCGCCGCTGCGTATCTGTCTTTTGCAAAAACTCATTGAAATCCAGCATGACTGGAAAGTTCCCGATTTCGGAGCTGACCCGGGCCTTTTTAGCCGTGTCGTTTCGTTCCCCCCGCCCGGGTGCAACCACCAGGGTCTCCTTAATGCTGATGGTTGTCTCGCCGGTTTTGTTATTTTTCTTCTCTTCTTTACCAAAGGTGCGGGTAAACTGAAAGTCCCCGGTTTTTAACCCCACCGTCATGGTGTCGCCCGTAGCGTATTTGAACGTGCCGGCCGCTGTTTTTTCTTCTCCCGGGATGTACCCGAGCATGGAAAGCCCCAGGGCTTGCACCCTGGTGGTCTTCCCGCTGCCGTTACGGCCAATAAACAAGTCCTTCCCGGATAGTTCCTGGACATCCGCTTGTCCTTTGAAGTTGTGAAATTCAATGGAGTGAATCATTAGAAAAGGTCACCTCCCAAGACCGGCTGCTGAGAGGCTCCTTCTTCCGGGTGCGCCGTCGCAGCCTTTTCCTCGTCATCGGCTTCCACGGCAATATCATCCACAGAAGCCTCCGCCGTTACATTGATAATATCCACTCGTTGGCCGTTGACGGTGATTTCCTCTCCTCGTTCGGCTTTGGCCGCCAAATCCATCAGCGTATTAGGGTTATCGTCGTTCACGTAGCCGATAATGACTTCCTTCGCAACCCGTTTATAGTCCGGGCCCTGAAAATTCACATAGGCAATATGGGATAACGCCGGATGCTTCGCCATCGCCAGCCGCTCCGCAATGGTCTGGGCATTCCGTTCGGCAAAGTTTTTCTTATTAATAAAGGTATCAATCGCTTTTAGGATTTCGGCATGGGAGGTATTGGCCCAAACCCCCATATTGCCATCGATCTTATAAAAAATACCGGTCTTTTTCTCTTCTTCGGTCAGCATCGTTTCCAAACAAATCCGGCCAGCGCCGCTATTTTTAGTCACCTTTTTCATTAGGTCCTGAATAAAATACATGTTGATATCATAAAGCAGCGTTGCGGTCGTAATCACAAGGTTTCCGGTAGGGCCGCAGCCGATGGCCATCTTCTTGACCCACACTTTTCTCAGGGTCTGTGATTCCGGATCCACAACAGGGAAAGGATTAACGACAACCTGTCCCGTCGGCAACGTCAATTTCTCCGGCGTAATGATACTCAAATTGGCGATTTGATTCGCCCGGTAAAACCCTTTCCCGGTTGTCATCGCTTTCCCCTGAATCACTGCGATTTCCCCGTTTGCCTCACTTAGGGTAACAACGCTTTTTACGGCTTTAATGGCTCCAGTCGGCGTGCGCTTCACAAAAACCTGGCCGTCCCCCAGAACGGCCACCATTTGCTTTTTTAAAGCATCCACTTGTTTCTCCAGCGGAAGCTCATCCAAACGAACAACTTTATTTTCAGGCAATGCCATAATTCTCGTCCTCCTCATCCAATTTTAAAAACAAAATAACATCCAACCCTAGGGTGGTTCCTCTTCTTCCTCATCATCCGGCGCATGAGGATCACGATACGGACAAGCTGCAGTCCACCAGGGGCGTTGCGTAATATCCGGCAAGTCAGTCACGGCCTCATCACCCCAACAATGCCAGTTGCTCCCGGCATTCCCGACAGACGTTCTTTCCTCTAAAATTAATCACGTCGTCGGTATCCCCGCAGAACATGCATTTCGGTTCATATTTATGAAGAATAATCAGGTCGCCATCAACAAAAATCTCCAGCTCGTCTTGGTCGCTTATATCCAGCACCTTGCGTAATTCGGAAGGAATTACAATCCTCCCAAGTTGGTCCGTTTTACGAACAATTCCAGTCGATTTCATAAATTCTCTCTCCTTTACAGCCTCATGTAGCCGTGCTACAATGAGCGTGACGTAATATTTTTATTGACCGCTCCTTGTGGGCGGCTTTTTTTATGTTCGGAAACACATTACCGGTCATGCTGTTTTCAGCTCCTTCCCACATGGTTGCCGGCTATTACATGCCTTCTCATTGGCGCATAGTACGCAACAAATACTTTCCTTGCACTCCATCTCCGGCGATGCCGCTGCCGGTTTAGCCGGGGTAGTACACGATTGACAATTCATAAGTATCCCCCTTTCCTCTGTTTTTTGAATACCTGATATGGACTGTAACCTTAATCGATTTACCAGCGTAATTTGCAATAGATTGATAATAAACTGCGAGGAGGTAAATCTGTGGTTATTGATTTAGATGAAAAAAAGTTAAAACGGGAGATCATCCGTGAGCTTAGCGGGTACCCGGTATCAGAAGAAGACCAAGAAAAAATTGCAGAAAAAGTTATGAGCGTCATACTCAGATCATGTAAAGTAATTAAGAAATAAATTTTTGCTTCGTCTCTTTTGATGGCATTTTCAGCGTACTCCACTCGTGCCCGCACTTAGGGCATTTAAAGGTAATCAAGCGCCGGTACTCCGCAGTCTTTTGCCCGGCAGTATTGCAGTAGGGACAGTTTAGTGTAGGCCTTACATTACTCATGCCGCAGCCCCCCTTCCACGAAATTTTTCATAGATGACCTCCAAACAAACCATTGCCAAGCCAGCTGCAAACTGTGTATGTAAGCAAAGATAGGTTCTGCGTAATGACTGTAATCGCTCAATACTCAGCCGCTCAAAAAGCTCCCGGATGCCGATCCCAAGCTGATAACCAGACCGGTATTCCACACTGATCATCATTTTTTTGTGCAAAATCCGGAATGATTTCATCGTAATCACATTCATCTGACATCCCTCCAAATTGACGCTTATTACGTCAAGTGTTAAAATAAATGTAGCGAATTAAATCCAAATCTTTTTATTTAGCCGCTCTCAAGGCGGTCTTTTCTTTTTCTAGTTCTAACGCAATAGCTGCTCTGGTAAATTCATGGCACTTATTCAAAATGGAGTCGATGATCGGCAGCTCATCCCGGGTAATTCGCCCATCACGCAGCACTTGGACCAGATTGTGCTTTGTTAAAGCTACATCATCAATCGCGCCTAGCAACTGCATCCCGGCCAGCGTCGGAATCATTTCGATAAATTCATGGCCGCAATACCGGCCAATGCTGCAATGATTGGCGCAGTGCCACATGGCAAGCCGCTTACCGGCGTTATACAGTTCGCACATCTGCACCACTTTCTTGGGATGCGCTTCTTCTTGAAAGTACTCAATTTTTACAAGAGTTTCTCGCGCCATTTTAAGTTCTGAACTAGCATCCAATAGCGCCAATTTAGCTCCTTTTCGGCAGGCTCTGTACATCGTGTTCACCTCCCTTCCATGCGATAATTATTCCAAGAGGAGTAATGCGCCTCACCCCGCTTCGCCTATCCGTATAACCGGGTAGGCTTCTTTTTTACCACTTGCCACTAGCAAAGTACCGGTCCCATCCCATCCGCCAGCGAATATTTTTAATTTCTTGCAACTGCCGGCGTTTGCGATTCGGCCACCATGTCAAAAGCATCGATATAAACCGTCTCATGCACTTTTCACCCCCTTTCTCAGAACATACCGCCGGGCGATTTCCCGGACTTCCGCATTTTAGCGGTAACTTGTCCACATTTCGGGCGTCTCAGGTGGCCTACACATTGCCGGTCATCTGAGCATGTCGGTACCGGTTGAGTCCCGCCCGGAAGCACCGCCCAAACCCAGTGCTCATTCTTTTGAAACACATGCCCACACCTGGCGCAATACATTGGCTCCACCTCACGCTGCGGGTGTTGGCGGCTTAGGATCACTCTTAAGCAGCTCATGCTGATATTTAAGAAGAATCTTGTCAATCTCAGCCTTCTTTTCAGCGTTTGATGCGTTCGGGTCGTAAATTCTGGTAATAGTAATGTTTATAGGTCTCTGAGCCATAAAAATTTCTCCTCTCAAATGAAATATAAAAAATTAAAGCGTTAATCATCGGCAAACAGCTCGGCAACGGTTACGTTAAAGGCTGTCGCAAGTTTTATAATGTCGGTTACGCATGGTTCGGACTTGCTATTTTCCCAGTCGCTCAACGTCCTTTGTGGAATGCCCGTTTCACCTTCAATCATCTTTTGAGATTTGCCAAGCTTGAGCCGGAAAAAATGAATTCGTTTTCCAAAATCCACCTAAATTCACCTCACGGTACAGGAAATTTGACCTTCTTAGCGAAAATTCACTAATATAGATGTTAAGTACTTGCTAAGCACATGTTAATTGTTCGTCACTTCCACAGGCCGGAAAGAATTGATAAGCTTATGGACAAACACTTGATCGGCGGAGGTAAGAACTATGATTGAAGAAATAGATTTTGACGATAAAAATTTGAACTGCGAAATCGATTTTCCATCTATATGTCCTCATTGTTTGCAAGGGGGGCACCCAACCTATCTGAGCGCCAACTCTAGATTGTCTACAATTCCTGAAGAAAAAGGGAAAAGAATAATTGCTATTATTTTCTTATGCGCCACATGTGAATGTACGTATCTAGGCGAATATAAAGAAGTTTCTAAAAAGGTATATCAATGCGTCAATATTTATCCACATCCTAAGCCCAAACTCGACATTCCATTTGAAATAAAAGAACACTTCCCTGACTTCTACGAAATTTATAGGCAATCGGCAATTGCTGAAAGTTCTAATCTTGATAAAATAGCTGGGATGGGATATCGAAAAGCCGTAGAATTTCTCGTAAAAAGCTATCTCATTGATTTGTATCCAGATGAACGAGAAAATATCTTAAAAGAAGCTCTTGGTGCTTCGATAAAACGTATTGAATATAAAAATATTCAAATGATTGCTAAAGCGGCCACATGGCTTGGCAACGACCAAACTCATATCATTCAAAAGCATCCCGATTATGACGTTGAAGACATAAAAATTTTCACTCTCGCTTTATCGCATTTGATTCTTGCTGAAAAAGTTGTGGAGAAAGCTGCTTTTTTGGTTCGCGATTAGCTCGTTCACAAGGATCTATTTGCCCAATAAAAGTTCCATCTGTTTTAAAAAATTTTTCTACGCGCCTACCCGGGGATTCTTGTGTTCCCTGTCCCTTGCAAACGACAACTTGAATTACTTCTATTATTTTTACTTGATCAACGCGTTCATCAACTGGACGAATTTCTGCCATCAGTCTCACCTCCTCACGCTGCCGGTTTCGGGTCTGATTCATCGTTCACCGCCAGAAGTTCTTCTGCCGGGATGCCGAAGAATTCTTTCATCCTCTGCGCCACATCAAATGATGGTTTGCGCTTGCCATTTTCTAAAAGACTGACATATTGAAATGATAAATTCAATCTATAGGCAAGTTGACGCACTGTTAAGCCGCGAATAATCCTCTCATGTTTTAATTTGGTCATAATCACCACCTCAATTCGCTACGTCTACACAATGTAGACTTATTACCTTCATTTTAGTCTACATACCGTAGACTGTCAAGGGGCTGTTTAAAATGTTTAATAAAGAAATGTTTAGTCTTAAATTGAAAGAATTGCGATTATCAAGAAATCTTACCTTAGAACAATTAGGAAAAGAATTAGGTGTAATTAAGCAAACAATAGGGCATTGGGAATCAGGTATTCGTCTTCCTAATCTTGAGATGACAGTTTCTATCGCAGATTATTTTAACGTCAGTGTTGACTATTTACTTGGCCTCTCGGACACTCCGGAAAGGAATAAAAAAGATAAAACACACCTTATTGATTTTTGAGCTGATATTTAGCTTAGCAAACAGGCAACGATTTGGTTCTTCAATATTTCAAAAAGGATGATAAGTATTGAGAAAACTCATTGTTTTAGTGTTGCTATTACTTAACTTGACTGCTACAACTGTACTGGCTGCACCAGACGAACAAGAAATAGCTTCCTCTTTTCATGATTTAGTAACCAAACACATTAACGGATACAAAGAAGATCCGAGAGTAATGATCTACTTTATTCCCGGGAACATATCGCCAACTGTAAAAGAGGGTTGGAGAAAAAGTAAATGTGTCGTTACCGAGAATTACTCCTACGCAATCCAGAAACCAGCTTCAAAAACAGGTCAGTATACTGGTTTTCTCATCTATGAGATGTACATATTTGTGAGCCCAGCCCAACCAACAAAAGAATTGGCTGAAGCTACTGAGACTTTCAATAAAAATGTAACGCCCGGAGTTTATAAAATCTCCTTTTCTTATCAGGATGGAAAATGGGTTCCCCTAAAATATCAAGAGCAGGTTAGAGCAGAAAGAACTGTACCGCCAGTTTGGTTGACCATTACCCCAAATCCTTTGAGTACCCATTTCAAACGATTGATCATACGGGATTCTGGTAATTTGGATAACCTATGACTTTGTCTCTTTTCTTCAGGCTGCTGGGTTGGGACGTCGGTAGTTTGGGATTGGCATACTATTATTGCTGATAATGCCTTTTATTAAGGATGGACCTGCAGAATCGAATAAGACTACAAATGTTTAACTGGGTTAAATCATTTTACATTCAGAAAGGATGCTAATTAATGAAAAAGGTTATTATTCTTTTACTGTTCATACTCGCTTTGACCAACTCATTTGCATTTGCAGAAGTGAATAAAACATTATCAGATAACTATATTGGGTTGGAAAGAACATACGAATATACAATTAATGGAACAAACAAACATGCATATGTAACATTAAGCCGTCAGGGATTTTTTGACTCTCTTCTAGGAATTACCAAGACTAATACTTCCCATAGTTTGTACTTAAGCTTATTTACACCACCAAATACAAATCAAAGTGCCGTAACAGATATTACTTTCTCAACTAAAAATTTGCCCTGTTTTGTGACTTATAATGGCGAAACTCAGAAAACTTACCCTCTTAAGGTAAAATCAATTAGCACAAACTATGTAGGATTTAAAGTTGATAACTCCACCTTACTTCCAATGGTAAATGCCGAAAAAATAGGCGTTGTTTTAACACTAAAGGATGGCTCAACCCAGAAAATTGAGATTCCAGAAGATGTACTAAAAGACTGGAAATTTATAGTTACTTGTAACCTTCTAGATGAATACAAAAAAGGATTATAAATTTTTGCCGCTCTCCTCACCACATTCGGCAGTCTACGCCGCCGGTTTCGGATCTGGCCCATTGGTTGCTTTTTGAATATTAGTAGGTTCCTCCCCATGTACCGTTATGGTACTATTGGGATTTAAAAAAATTTCCAATGGTACTTTATAAAATTTAGATAATTTTTCAAGATGCTCAAGCTTTATATCCGTTTTCCCACTTTCTAAATCATAATATCCTTTTGCTGTTTCATATCCAATCCCTTTGGCAACATCATTTAGACTATATTTATTATCAATACGCAATTTCTTAATAGTTTTGAGAACTATTCCTGAAAGTCCCATCTTATCACCCCCATCTGTACCATTTTGGTAATCTATATTTATATTTTAATGTACCAATCCGGTAATGTCAATGATTTTATTACCTTTTCGGTACAATAGTTTTACCAGATTGGTAATAAAGTTATAATTGAAATAGGTGGTGATTTTATGATTTCTGAGCGACTAAAAGAATTACGTGAAAAAAGCGGCCTTAATCAATCTCAGGCTGCAGAAAAGTTAGGTATTTCACGGGTCAATTACAATAGATATGAAAATGGAGAACGTGAACCAGATAACGCCACCCTTTCCCGTCTAGCAAACTTTTTTGGTGTTACCACAGACTACCTTCTAGGTCTGATAGATTCCCCTACCGAGGCTGCCAAGACAACAATCCGCTCAGCTATTTCCGACGATCCGGAACTACTTGAATTTTGGAAAGAACTTGAAGAACGTGAAGATCTTAAACTCTTTTTTAGGCAAATAAAAAGCCTCTCCCCTCAAGCATTAAAGCGTATAATACGCTATATCAAAATAGTTGAGGAAGAAGAGGCTCAGGAAGATTTATAAGCGAGAAATATAAAAAACACGGCATAAACCGTGTTTTGTTATTTCTCTCTACATTTTTGATAAAATGATGATTTTTTTGAAGGAGAAAGTGGTAGTACATGAATCTTCGTAAAATTAACAATATGGTAAGTACTGGTGAACTATTATTTCATAAAGTTAAATTGATCGGAAATCCACACGGTTTCGTTTATAAATCTAGAAAAGGCAGAACTCACATATTTATTGATTCCAGCTTATCGCTGGAGGCTGAACGCGACACCCTCCTCCATGAGTGCTGTCATGTTTCCGAGCATATGAACGATAATTCCTATGCCATTGGGCTGGATGACCGGCACCATGAACGAGAGGAAGAAGCAGAAGAGTTTGTAAGGAAAAATAAACGGGTCAATTTTAAAGATCAGCTTTGGATCTGGGTCATTAGCAGTCCCTCGCTCCTGCTAAATTTGTTTGATGTCGGGAACGATTGGATTAATAATGGGATTTGAAATGCTACTCAATTTATTTAAATTCTTTAATTTGTTAAGATACATTTAATTCCCATAAACCTCGGATATTCCCACTTTCCTGAATACTTTTCTTGAATTTCTTCGGAAGGGACTGGTTCATAAATTTTTTCAATACTAAAACCTGCTTCAGTTAAACTGTTTACATACTTCTCAAGCGGTCTATGAATATGAGTAGTTACACCTCTTTCTTTTCTATCCAACGAAATCTTGAAATCAGCCTCTACAGGAATTTCTTTATGATAGTTAAACCATTGTTCTTTTGCATAATTCCAATATAAAGGCCAAAAACACGGATGTGTTATAGTAAAAACCAAATGGGCTCTCGGTTTTAAAATCTTAGCAATTATTTGTAGAACTTGGTCAAGATTTAGCACTGTCATAAGAGTCATACTTGCAACTACAGTTGAAAAGGACGCTTCAATAAATTTACTACTCAAGCTCTCAATATCAATATTAATATAATCAATATTAGAAAATGTTGTTGATGCATTTTGTGCTAATTCTACATTACGCTTACTAATATCAATACCAATAACATGCTTTGCCTTTTGAGCAATCATTCTTGTCAATGCTCCAGTACCACATCCCAGATCTATCACTTTTGATAAATCACAACCAGATAGCATTTCAAATATACATGGTGTTATAACATGCGTAAAACTCAGGTCTTGTCCATTTTCAATTTGGTTTAAACGTACTAATGCAATTTCATCCCACTCTTTTGTTATTTCTTTATAAGTTTTTCCAAATACTGGTCTCGCCATAAATTATCCTCTTTTAACTTTCTCATTATATTTTTTTAAAACTTCAACTAAGTCATTTGCAACTGAAAAAACCGGATGACTGCCTAACGAGAATTCTTCAATAATATGTTGATTATTAATCTTACGCCCAACTGCAACACGCGCATAATCTTTGTCCTTATCGACTATAGTAAATCTGCACGTCGGAGTATGCTCTAATTCCTCATAAGTATAAATTTCCGCGCCGGCATTTTTCAATTCTATGGATAAATCGGTATGCTTTGGTAAAACGATACATAATTCATTTCTTTTAGCTTTTAAAAATAATAATGGACGAATATTCGCTCCATCACTCCAACTCATATCCCGAGTACATATAGCAACTTTACCGCCCTTAGAAATCCAATTAAACATATATTGATTAACTTCCTCAATTGATTGATATACCTTAGGGTTCATGGCAACATATTGCCTATATATTACTATGGCAGCATAACTAGAAGGAAATAGCCATATTATCAACCACAGTATCTCAAAAGTATTTAGACCGCTAGTCACTGGTTTCATTGCCAAGATTAATCCAGCTAATGAGGCATACGAACCCACTACTCCAATTATTGATACGATCATGTTTCCTTTAGACATTTAATATCCTCTCCCAAACAGTCTTATGTACTATTTATCTTACTAGTTGATACTAATACCTGTACCGGCCCGATAGCCAACTATTTCCCCTATTTCCTTCTTTCGGCTTTATAGTCATATAATGCCGACATAGCTTTCATATGTCGCCCTTTGTGAAACTTCCATTTAGGACTGTCATCAAAAAGATTTATAAACATATCACCTGATTGTGAAAAGCCTAAAGCATGCAAGCTTAAAACTAAAACTATTTCGTATGTTCGAAAAGGTGCATTCATTCGTTTAAGTTCTTTTCCCGTCTCCAAACCAATTGAAGCCCCTTCATTACAACGTAATATATATTCTTTTATTTGTTCTTCTGAAGGATGCACATATTGACTAAGCTCTCCAAACAACTGCTTAACATCATTTATTAGAAGCTTACTTTGATTGTCAGTAATAAAAAAATTAATATCATCCACACAATCTATAGAAGACCGGGGAATACTTGTGCCTAAATATGCAATCTTTTCATGGTAAGTCTGCTTAGTAAGTGTCTGATCAACGAGCAGTGCTTTAACGGATGTTTCAAGAACATAGCGTAATTCTCTTTTCGCCGGATTAAGAACGCCTTCTTTAATCATGACACTAATTCCAACTGCTGACTCAAAGAAAAAATCAAACAAATTAAATGTAAGAGAATTTTCTCTTCCGCCTCCACGTATTGAACAAATTGAGATACCCCTTGCCGTTTTAATAAAATCGACTAATATACTATCACAAAATTTTTTTTCTTGAGTATACTGTTGGCCTTGTCTCAATTCTTCATGTTTAGCGATTTTGCCTTTATAACTATCTTCCAACTTAATCGCCCCTTAAACTCGCTCTTTTCTTAATCTAAATTGATAACTGCTCCAAAAAACTAAAGTTTTAAAATAATAACCAAGGGGATATTTATACGCACGCCATACTGGTTTTTTCTCACTGACATAGGCAGCCGAACGGGAGTAAATATCTCCACACTCTTAAGATTCTTTTTTACTTGCGGCTACCTCTTTAAGCGACTCATGCAATAATAGCCAATCTTTAATTGGAGCTATAAACTTATTCCACGACGATGACTTTGCAGCAAGATCAACAATTGATGTTAAACCAACACAGCGGCGATCAGAGTAACCAAGTCTATCAACTAGTGAATCAACAAAATTATGCTTATCTTCAACACATTCAATTTCTAAAGCAGCTTGCTTAATAACGTTTCCATTCTCATCAGGTAACGTTTTTATTAATTCTACAACATACTTTTCTGGATTAAAACCTTGTGGAAGATTAAATTGAATTAATTGCCTCATAGCTTGATTTCGCATTTGCTCAGCCTGTCTCGTATTTCCCGTTAATACCTGATTTATTTTTTCCTTTTTCTCATTATCACTTTTATAAACATCACCATCAAGAATTATAATTGTGTTCTCAATGGATTCACCTTTAAGTAAAATTCCAGCTATTAAAGTAAAGCTATTAATACATGCCCCATATTCTTTGACACTTACCAATATTGAATATCCACTCTCTAAGCATATCCAATCAACAATAGCCTTTGCGAAATCATCTTCTACGAAAATTTCTAGAGGACGGTTAGTTTCGCCAGTTAATCTGAAAATAGCATCAGGTTTAGTTTCATTAAAACAAAGTGATTTACTAGGAGTTTGACAAATATGTCGAATATTAATGAAAGAATCCATATTTGTAACTGATTGTGCATGAGTGGTAAAAACAACCTGTAAACTCTTGTCAACTGCTCTTCGTTTTATAACTTTAAGTAATCTTTTAAGTGCATCTGTATGCAGCAAAAGATCTATTTCGTCTATTAAAATTAGAGAATACTTTGGAGAACGAAACACTTCAGATAATATGTAAAAAATGCGCTGTTCACCAGCTCCCATACTTAAGTCAGAATATTTATCTAATTTATGTTCTACACCAATATATCTTGATCTTTTAGTCTGAATTTCATTATACGAACTATATTCTCTATTCATAACCTTGCCTGCATTTTCTTTTACAAGAATTGAAATATCATCTTTCAAAGCTAAAGTTGATGCAAACTCAATTCGGCTCTGCTTTTTTTCTCTTTCAATTTTCGGAACACAAGTATCAATACCAATATAGATTATATTCCTACTAGGTCGTCTATCATATTTGGGAGACCAACGATCAGATGTTTTTTTGTAAATCGTAAATACATCATTATATTCTTTCGACCCAATCCTATAATCATACTTAATAGAAAATTCACTGCCTTGCCACTGTGAATAGGTAGTTGGTATAAAAAATTCACTAAACTTCCAATTTTTCTGATCCGAATTTAAAGGCTTATAGCAACACGCCAGAGCATGAATTATTGTTGATTTACCAGATCCATTTACACCCATAATTGCAGTAAGTTCTGAACCTTCAAAGTTAATTTCAACATCTTTTAAACTTTTTAATTGTAATATATGTATCGATTTCAAGTACTGCTGGCTAGGTTTAGTTACAGTAAATTTTTTCTGGACCAATTTAACATCTCTCCCATTAACTATTAGTTATAATTAGTTCCGCATGCAAATAAAGTTCCAATTTACCGTGCACAGGCCTTCCTATAAGTAATAACAACGTCCACAATCTACTAAAAATGTAAGTTATGGGCGTTTTCTCCATAAAGATGGCAGTATCCTGCTAAATTTTGTATGTTATTTGAAAATAATTGGAATTAATGTAAAACTGCTTATTCGCTCAGCTGATTTTTCCAACCGGTGGCTCAAAATCGAACCGGCTAAAATGGCTCAATTTCAACCATTCTTGACATATATTTCTGAGCTGTTCCTAATTTAAATAGCAAATGTTTATTATTCCAATATCCATTCAACGGCTCCTAATAAGTTCGCTGCTATATAATCAAGTTCTATTTTTAACAATTTATCCTGATACTCTCTAACTGACTCTTTACCGACTCCCGTCATTACTAATATTTTTCGCGCGTGTACTTTGTCTGCGGCCAACATGTCAGTCAACCTATCGCCAATTACTGCGCACCTTGAAAGATCCAGTCCATGTTTAACTGCTGCTTTTAACAATAAACCAGCTTCTGGCTTTCGACACATACAGCATTGCTCCGGAGTGTGCGGACATATATATGCATCCTCTAATCCAAAATCTAATAACTCTTTCACAAATCTATCTTCCGTAGAATTACCCAAAGAAATTCCAGGTTGATTAGTAAATGCAAATATCTTTATATTCTCTTTTTTTAATAATTTAAAAGCGTTTTTTGTAAAAGGATACAGTGTGAATTCGCCGGGATAAATTACTTCTCCATCTCCGCCTATGGTACCATCCCTATCAATAAATACCGCCTGAATTATATTTTTCATAAAATACTCCATCTGCCTTTTTATATTCTAATATTATTCGACTCACATAGCCCTCAAACTAGCTATTATCAATTAACTGTATTTGCTACGTCAGATTAGAAATATAAATGCCCGTAACCTACTAAAATGTAAGTTATGGGCGTTTTCTTCATAATAGTGGAAGTATCCTGCTAAATTTTGTATGTTATTTAAAAACATTGGCAGATAATGCGAGCATTCTCAAATCGACGAATTTAAAAATGTATAGGGTTCTCTTTATTCATCTTTGTCTTTTACTCGATTGAAATACTTTCTCTTGATTGCTGGAATTATACTTTCCCACATTATATCGCAAAAAATATAAAGAAATAAGCCACCAAAACCAGCATATATAAAAAAATCTGATGGAAACATTATATGGTTCCTTTCAAAATTACATCACATTATTTTCCATTCTGTCACTTAATATATCGTGAAATCTGTTTATAATATTAGCGTTTTACATTTATTTTTGTTAAAAGAAAAAACAAGAAGCCGCAGCAGATAAGCTTCAGCTTAGAACAACACCCATAACCTACTAAAGTTATGGGCGTTTTCTAATGGTAGAGTATCCTGCTAAATTTTGTATGTTATTTAAAAATATTGGCAGTTTATTTTAAACGAACTATCTTCCGAATCATCAGGTTAATGTTTTTTTCGATGTTCAGTATCGTGGCATACATTGCAGAGAGTAATAAGATTTTCAGCGGTATTTTCGCCACCGTCCTTGTGATGCTGCCGGTGGTGAAGTTCAAGCATTTTACGTGGATCTTCACGAGAAAGCATATTTCTGCTCCAACCGCATTCAGCGCATTTGAATCCGTCTCGCTTCAAAACCTCCACACGGACGGGATCAGGGATTTTACGGTCATGTTCATAGGTCTGTTTATCTTCTTCTAAAACATAAACACCGACAGCCAAATCATCCCGGCCGGTATTTTTAGTAGCTATAGGCCAACCATCTTCCGTACGTAATTCTCTGACTCGCCTCGGCCATTCACTTTTATCCTTAGCTAAATATTTTAGCTCTTCACCGGTAATCTGAACCCCAACATTTCGCCGAAAATACTCTATAATCTTGTCCTTAACAGCAATTTTCTTTGTGCGTATTTCATTAAGGACATTCCAACGATGCGCTGCATCCCTATCTTCCTCGATACGCATTAGCACATATTGATCCGGTTTAATTTTGGATGGATCAATACCTATAGCCTTTAAAGAATCTACTTCCTCTTGATCTTCGGCCATGTCTTTAAACGTGACTCCGGAATAAATCCACCAGCCGAATTGAACTCGCAATTCTCTAACTCGACGTGCCCATTCTCCAATCCCAGATACCACCATAAGTTCGTCACCATCAATAACTTTTTGAGGATATTGACGGAGATAAGCGATTATCCGGTCACGTGCTGAAGGCGCTTCACTCTCAGGAATTAAGGAACTGCCTAGGTCTCGAAGTTTATGAAAGGCCGGAATTAAAGCAATGACCTTTTTTCGGAGATCACTTCTCTTAAGCTCTGTTGCAAAGTTCGTTAATAATTCAACTAGGGATTGTCGAAGTTTTTCTGGATTCCCGTTAGGCATCGACCGTCTCGCCAATTTGTTCGCTCCTTTTCCCTCATTTGGGGCCACCGTTCATTCTGCCGGTATCCCCAAAAAAACCGCAAAAATCAGTGACCTTTAACGTCTTCACTATTTAAAAATTCTTTTATACGCACTATAAGAGCATCCATTTGTTTTATTTCACATTGCCAAATTACCAAGACCCGCCATCCAAGCTTCTCCAGATTATTCATATTAACCTGGTCACGCTTTATATTTCCATCAATTTTTTTATTCCAGAATTCTTCATTTGTCTGGGGTCGATGTCCTCGCTTACAACTATGCCCATGCCAAAAACAACCATGAACAAATATGACAGCTTTGTACTTCGGCAACACAATATCCGGTTTTCCAGGAAGATCTTTTCGGTTTAATCGGAACCTAAAACCAAGACTATGAAGCGTGCTTCTTATTTTAATTTCAGGTCCGGTGTTCTTCCCCTTAACCCGCGACATTATCCGGCTTCTTTCTTCCCGGGTGAATCGGTCAGGCACTTTTTTCTTTGCTCCTTGCATTAAGGAGATTCTCAACACAACCCGCAATTTCTGCAGCCAGTCGCGGAGGGACTGCATTACCAATTTGTTTTGCGATTTCTATCTTACTGCCTAAAAAACGGAAAGAATCAGGGAAAGACTGAATTCGAGCTGCTTCCCGATGGGTAATCGGTCGATGCTGGCAAGGATGGAGATAACGTCCCTTTTCAGGTTTAAAGAACTCTGTACGGATGGTGACGGAAGGTCTATCCCACCAGAGACGGCCGAATAAGTCCGTACCTCCAGAAGTCTTTTTTATCCAACACTTTGGAGTCAACTCCGGTGCTCTTTTTTGTAAATCAAAACGATTCATTCCTTCATTCGGAATCGATTCGTATCGTCTGAGGCTTGTTTCTGTAGGCGTCCGGCCAAAATGCAAATTAAGCGGAGGATCTTCTTCTCTGATTTGTGTACCTACTGGCCTTGGCAAGTCCCCAATGGCATCCCGTACCGTTTGCCATGGACGAGCATCGGAAATATATTCGTTCTGTATCTTTAAAGGTAATACGGGACCAAGATTAGGATTATAGTGGGTTTTTAATGGCGGAAAGAAATTATTAGGGTCAATAAACCGACAACCAATTATGAAAGCTCTAAAGCGAATCTGAGATACGCCATAGTCGGCAGCACACAATTTTGCTTTTGTTAGAAAAAAACCTAATTTTTCGGCATACTCAGCAATATCCTCAAATTCTGCTGAATCAAGAATTTGGGGAACGTTTTCCATAACAAATATTTCAGCGCCCGATCGCTCGACAACGTCCATATACGGACGCCAAAGATGTCTACGCGGATCACCATCACGGTTTTTATTCAACAAGCTAAATCCCTGGCAAGGAGGACCACCAATTACAACATCGGCTTCAGGAATCTTTACTTTAGGATCCTTTAGTATGTCAACTATGTCACCAACGACACAATGCTTGCCGAAATTTGCATTATAGGTATTCGCTGCGTACTGATTGAAATCGTTAGCCCATATCGATTTAAAGTTATGCCCGAATTCTTTCCCTGCAAAACCAAGAGAAAGTCCTCCAGCGCCACAGAATAAATCAATGAGTTTGAACTTTTTATTTGTCATGTAGTAATCATCCTATCGTGAAACATATATAAATCTATTTTTCGTCGCAAGAAATGTTATTCCTGCCTTAAATTGGGACCTATTCATCATATTCTAACATATTCATGTATTTAAATAGCAAATATTACAAAATCCGGCTTTCTATAAGCGCCCAGAAAAAAAGTCAGCGGATTTTCCTCTGTTGACCTGAATGCCCATCCCCCAAAAACTGTCTAACTGAAAGAATAAACCATTTTAGCTGCAATAATAATTACTTTATCTCCAGAGTTAAGCAAAATACTCACCTTAAAATAATCACCTTCATCGTCATCTACATTTAACGTGAAAATGTAACAACCAGGTCCCCATGGTTCTTTACGATTCACTTCCACATATGCTACGTTTTCAAATTTCAGCAATGCAGCATATTGATGAGTATCATCCATAATTATGGGCATTTCAACTGTCCCTTCATCGTAATCACTAATAATCTTTGAAATTTTCGCATCATGAAAGTTAACGTTCTGAATTTTATCTATTTCCTTTTTACTAAAAATAATCACCATTTATCATTCCTTTTATATTCTGGGACATTGTCTCTAGGATACATATGGCACTCTAGTTTATAACATCCTAATATTCATTCGGAACTATCATCTTCATTTAATATCCTTTATATTTAGACAAAAACTCGATAATGGATAAATTACGCATGTCGTCTATTATGTTATCATCGGATTCCCACCAGGTATCGGCAATATACAACTTGCTATCAACACACTCCCAAGGTACAATCCGATTTTCTTTAATCGCTAGCCCAGTTGCTATATGATGTAGATAAATATGCTCGGAGATTTTTATGCCTAAATCATCTTTTATTTTATACATTACTTGAAAAAATTCGTTATCTTCTCCTGTTTTTTTGACCTCTAAATATTTTTGATAAATTTGTGTACTTTCAAAATCACTTTTTTCGACTTCTTCATCAAACAGTTCTTTCATTATAGTATCCATACCATAATGTTTTTTGAAGTCAGAGTCACTACTAAAGTTATAATCAACAGTTAACAATATCAGTTTCGAAACAAGATCGCCTTTTCTATAAATTTTATTTCTAACTATTATTTTTTCACACTCCACTTTAGTTCCCCCAAGTAATATCCTAATTGTTTTCTATATTCGACAATTGTTCTAAGCTCCATGCCGACTTAACAGAGGCAAAGTACTTTTCCTACGCCATTCACCAAATGCCCCGACAATTCCTGCCAGATGCTTTATTTCTGTAAGTACCCGAAAAAGGTCAGCGGGTTTTCGTCCGTTGACCTTGATACTTTAGAAAACATATTTTTTCAGGTTAAACAACTCATCTATTAAACATTCAAGATTTACCAATAAACTCCACGTAATCCTTCAACATCTCTTCATGCATGTCTTTAATTACCTTATCCATTTCTTTAATATTAAAAACATCATCCCGCTTCCCTACTAGATGGTACAGCTTTAGCCAATAAGCATCTTTCTCTGCAAAGGATTCTAAAGCGTTTTTTATATTATCTTCAGTTAAAGTCCGAACTATAATAAACGGAGGACTAGGATTAATATAATTCATTTCTTCTTTATCCATATACCACATTAAATTTTTTGGTGTACTAACTACCACAGTATACGTGATACCATCCTCCAACTCAACAAATACATCTATATTGTCATTTTCAATATCTTTGATATCGGAAAGTGGTACTGGATATTTTATCTTATTAATCTTCAA